TGTTGTAGAGCAAATGGGTTATGACTCAGCTACTAGAATGGTTTCACCATTAAACCAAAAACTCGAGATAGGCGCTAAAATGGTAGGTAAAGAAATACCTAAAAAAATGTCAAAAGAACTAACTGACAAGCCTAGAGTACCAGTAGTAGAAAATACAAAACAAGCTTTTGGCATTACTAAAGATGGTAAAAAAGTAAATTTAGGGAAAATAACAAGCACTGAAATTCCTGAAAAAGATTTTAAACAAAGATAATTATGGATCACAAGATAGAAAAATTAATTAGAAAACCTGTTCTTGAAGGACAAGTAGGAGAGTCTCATGTTTGGGACGGACCACTAGACACTACCGGTTTTCCAATGGGTAAAGGTAGTAGTTCTGGTATTACAGGTATGCAAGTTAAAAAATATCCTTGCGACTATACAGCTGGACCTATAACTAAAAAAGCTCAAGGTAGAGTTTAATGGCTGTAGATAAAAAGACGCTTAAGTGTAATAAACCTAGGAAAACTCCTAGCCACAACACTAAGTCTCACATTGTTAAAGCTTGCGAAAACGGCAAAGAAAGGATTATACGCTTTGGACAACAAGGTGTTACTACTGCTGGCAAAAAAACAGATGCAAAATCAAAAGCACGTAGAGCTAGCTTTAAAGCTCGACATGCAAAGAACATTAAAAAAGGTAAAATGTCTGCCGCTTACTGGGCCGACAAAGTAAAATGGTAATTATGGAAAAAGGACACTACGGTAAATATACTGGCAATGCAAGACATTCGAAAACTCCAGTTAATAAAAGTAACTACGGTTCAGCTGTAAGAGATGACGCTGCGCATATTGATTATTTAAAGCGTGATGTTAATTACGATGCTAAGCATGGTGGTAGCAACAAGCAGATGACTAATGATGAAAAGCACATTTCTAAACTAGCTGGTGACATGAAGTATGACAAGAAGCATCATGGTTCACCTGCTAAAGCACATTGCTACAAATAATATGTCTTTTAAACTAACACCACCGTTCTCAATAGATAATACTCCTGTGTATCATGTTGATATGGAAGATGGAGTGTTAGGTAAAGCTAACAACAATGGTACTATCATTATAAATAAAAATGTTTCACCAGCTAAATTACAAGAAGTTGTTGATCACGAGATGATCCACATAGATCAAATGAAGCGCGGTGATCTTGATTATGACGATAAAAATGTTTACTGGAAAGGTAAAGTAATACCACGATCTAGTATTAAAGAAGGTGCTAAAAATTTACCTTGGGAAAAAGAAGCTTACAGCAAATCAAAATGAAGCCATCTAAGAAAGGATATTTAAGAAACAGCCCTGATGTTAACAAGTCAACTAATAAGATACTAGGTGGCAAGATAACAATGAAAGGAGTTGACTTTAAAGTGTTAGGCACGGACGATAGAGGCTATACGAAAGTTATGCACCCTGGTTACGATTATAATTTTCCAGGTGCTAAATATGTAGTAGAAACACCTATAAAACGTAAAAAATAAGTAATAATATTAGTATAACAATCTAATCTAATATTATGAAAAATTTATTTTTAGTACTATCATTTATTTTAATTTCAGTATCAACGTATAGCCAAGAAGATTTTAGTGGCTGGTGGCAAAGTAAAACTTCTAAATACATCACAATGATCTACGCTGGTAGTTATGGTGTATCAGCAGTTGTTAACTACAGTCCAAGTACTGATAATACAATACATGAAGATATAATTAAAAGAAATAAAAGAACATTTGTAACACGCTTGTTTAATCCAGCTAATGGTTACCTTGTAAAAGTAAAATATAAATTAAAAGACAAAAATAATTTAATCTGTAAGTTTAGTGGTGATTTAAATAAAACCATACATCTTACTAGATACAAAGTAAATTTAAAAGATAAACTAAAAAAATAATTAAAATGCCGTATAAAAAATCCCCTATGAGTAAATCATCTTGTATTAAGATGTACGATGAAAAAGGTAAACCATCAGGATTAATGATGGAAGGTTCTGCTATGCACATGGAGTCTGCTGGTCAAGAGAAGAAAGACCTAATGAAAGACATGCCTATTGATAAAAGAGCTGGATCACCAGCTAAACAAATGGACGAAAGGTCAGGTGAAATAGATGAATTTGGTACACCAATTCCCAAAGATTTTAAAGCAGATACTGCAGATGTAGGGGAAGCTGCATCTAAAAAATTCTTTAAAAGTCAAGATATAGTTGATAGAGCTGTGCAGACTTTAGAGGGCATAGATGCTGGTAAAGGAACGTATACTGGGTACGCTAACTCAGACAAGACTGTTAGAAACGCTTTGTTAGGTACAATGAGAAAGGATAAACTAAATACGCAACAATTAAAATCACTTTCTAAAAGTAATCCTGTTAAAGGCATGGAATATATTTCTCAAAATATACGAAACGCACAACTAGGTGACGCAAAAGGTGAGTTTGATAGATCATATAATCCTTTTAAAAAAAGCTAAATGAAAAAACTTTTAAGTCTTTTATCAGGCGGTATAATTAAAGACGTAGGTAATGTAATCGATAAGCTTACAACTACAGATGAGGAAAGATTAGCTGCTAAGCAAAAGATTCAAGAGTTATTAGAAAAAGCAGATCAAGACGCACAAGCGCAAGTTACTGAAAGATGGAAAATGGATATGCAATCAGATTCATTTTTATCTAAAAATATTCGGCCACTTGTACTTGTGTATCTTACATCTATATTTACTATTCTAGCTTTTGCTGATGGTAACGTAGGTGGATTTGTAGTAGCAGAAGATTATATCCCAATTTTTCAATCACTATTAATAACGGTATACGGCGCGTACTTCGTAGGTAGAACTTGGGAAAAATCAAAGAAATCAAGTGATAATAAGTAAGTTAAACAATTAAATCAAATCAAATGTCAAACATGATTACAGCTGAAGAGCTTAAAACTATTAAAGAACAACAAACAGAACTAGGTGGTATCATCAATCAAATCGGTCAATTAGAAACTAACAAGCACGCTTTGCTGCATAAGATCGCTGGTGTTAATGAAGGTATTGAAGAAACCAAAAAGCAACTAGAAGATAAATACGGATCTATTAGTATTAACCTTGAAGACGGTAGTTATGAAGAGGTTGAAGCTGAAGATGCTCAAGAACTTTCAGTTGTAAAAGGAGAGGACTAATGAGTACTGTTATAAGGAAAATTAGTATTGGTTCTGATTACAAGAACGAAGCTATGCACTATGCTGTAGGTCAGCAGGTGTATGGTGGACATGAGATCTCTCATATAATGTTCGAAGAACCTGACGCTTCTTATAACATATTCATAAAGAAAAACAACGAGGTATTGCCATGGAAGAAGTTTAATTCTAACATGGCTATATCTGTTGAATATGATTTAGAATATTAATGAAAAGCGTTTTTGATTTTATAGTTATGCCAGAAGGAAATAGGTATAGCAATGAAGTTGATATAGATGGTGATAAGCTTGTAGTTAATTCTAGTATAGAAAACTTTAAGTTAATAAATAGAAAAGCAACGGTGCTTACAATACCTACTGCTTTCACAACACCAATACAAGAAGGTGATGAAGTTATTATACATCACAATGTATTTAGAAGATATTACAATACTAAAGGTAAAGAAGTAGATAGTAGCAAAACATTTGGCGATAATAAATACCTTTGTCAATACGATCAAATATATCTTTATAAACGTATGGTTAAATGGTTACCGGTAGGTGAACATTGTTTTATTATACCAATTGAAAATAACGATGAATGGTCACAAGAGCCAGAGCAGAAAAATAAAGGTATAGTAAAGATAGGAAATAAAACTTTAACGTCACTAGGTATTAACGAAGGTGACTTAGTTGGTTTTAAATCTAATAGAGAGTTTGAGTTTATTATAGATAAACAAAGACTATATTGTATGCAATCAAATGATATTTTAGTTAAGTATGAGTTCAAAGGAAACGAGAAGGAATATAATCCGAGCTGGGCAAAAAGCAGTTAACGAGCTTATTAAGGTAGCTGAGGAAAAGATCATCACTAATACTGAAGATGATGTTTCTGCAGATAGACTTAAGAATGCAGCTGCTACTAAAAAGCTAGCTATATTCGATGCTTTTGAAATACTATCTAGAATAGACGAAGAAAAAAATATGCTTGAAGATAAACCTGGAGAAACTAAAGAAAAAAGTTTTAAAGGTTTTGCTGAGGGTAGATCAAGGTAATGTACGATCAGTCTTTAGTTAAAATAATAAAAGACCATATAAAACCTAGTGTTATTAAAAAAAATAATAGGTATAAAAAATGGGAGTATGGTTATGATGTCGAAAACGATATTATAATTATAAGTAAAGATGGTACTGTAGGTGATATCATTGAGATACAAAACCTAAGAATAGCATTACCATTGATGCATGAAAAAGTTTACAGTTCTTCTAAAAAAGTTGAAGAACAAATGTGGGTTAAAGAAGAATACCCTAAAGCTTTATCTAAAATAAAAAGTGTATTTGATTGGGATCGTTACCCATCTAACTTTAAAGAGCAATGGTATGATTACATTGATACAGAATTTAAAAGACGTGATGAAGGTTTCTGGTTCTATAACAAAGGTATTCCTACTTATATCACTGGCACTCATTACATGTACTTGCAGTGGAGTAAAATTGATGTTGGCGCAGCCGATTACAGAGAGTCAAATAGGCTTTTCTTTATATTCTGGGAAGCGTGTAAAGCCGACCAGCGTTGTTATGGAATGGCCTACCTCAAGAACAGACGCTCTGGCTTTTCATTCATGGCATCAGGGGAAACTGTTAACATGGCCACAATATCATCTGATTCACGGTTCGGCATATTGTCCAAATCTGGGGCTGACGCTAAAAAGATGTTCACCGATAAGGTTGTACCAATATCCCTTAACTACCCGTTCTTCTTCAAGCCAATACAAGACGGTATGGACCGCCCAAAAACAGAGCTTGCCTACAGAGTACCAGCGTCGAAGCTTACCAGAAGAAAACTTGATCAAGGTGAAGCACCACAGGAGATCGACGGTCTCGACACCACGATCGACTGGAAGAACACAGGGGACAACTCGTACGATGGTGAAAAGCTCAAGCTCCTCGTACACGACGAATCGGGCAAATGGGAGAGGCCAGACAATATCCTCAACAACTGGCGAGTCACGAAGACGACATTAAGATTAGGTAGTAAAATTGTAGGTAAATGTTTAATGGGATCTACAAGTAACGCTTTGGATAAAGGTGGTGAAAACTTTAAAAAATTATACTATGCTTCAGACGTTACAAAGAGAAACCGCAATGGACAGACTAGCTCAGGATTATATTCTTTGTTCATACCTATGGAATGGAACTACGAAGGATTCATTGATGCTTATGGACTACCTGTATTCGAAACGCCAAAAGACGCAGTTAAAGACCCGCAAGGCGACTTAATAACAACAGGTGTTATAGAACATTGGGAGAATGAAGTTGATGGTCTTAAAGACGATCAAGACGGTTTAAACGAATACTACCGTCAGTTCCCAAGAACAGAAAAGCATGCGTTTAGAGATGAAGCAAAATTATCTTTATTTAATCTAACTAAATTATACGAACAGATAGATTACAATGAAGATGTTAAAAATAAAGTTTTAGTTACACAAGGTAACTTTCAATGGGCTGGTGGTATTAAAGATACTACAGTTAATTTTTATCCTGAAAAAAATGGTAGATTTCTTGTTTCTTGGATTCCACCTGCAAACATGCAGAATCGTGTAATAATAAAAAATGGAGTTAAATATCCTGGCAATGAACATATCGGTGCTTTTGGTTGTGACTCTTATGATATATCAGGAACTGTAGACAAGCAAGGATCCAAAGGATCTTTACACGGTCTAACTAAGTTCAGCATGGAAGACGCTCCGTTTAATATGTTTTTCTTAGAATATATATCAAGACCACCAACAGCAGAAATATTCTTTGAAGATGTACTTATGGCATTACATTTTTATGGTATGCCTATACTAGCAGAGAATAACAAACCAAGATTACTGTACTACTTAAAGCGTAGAGGTTATAGGAAGTTTTCTATAAATAGACCTGATAAACTTTACAACAAGCTTTCAGTTACAGAAAGAGAGATAGGTGGAATACCTAACTCATCAGAAGATATCAAGCAAGCACATGCTGCTGCTATTGAATCGTACATAGAAGATTATGTAGGTTTAAAAGAAAATGAATATGGAAGTATGTATTTCCAAAGAACACTAGAGGATTGGGCTAAGTTCAATATAAATAATAGAACTAAGTTTGATGCAACGATAAGCTCAGGATTAGCTATAATGGCTTGTAATAAAAATAAATATACTCCAGTTCAATTAGTAAAAAAAGATCCAGTTAGTTTAAGCTTCGGCAAATACGACAATACAGGTCATACATCAAAAATAATAAAATAGATGATTTACACTAATGTTAATAGTTCGTTTCCAAGTCAGGTGGTACCAGACGTAGAAAAGAATACTTTAGATTACGGTTATCAAGTTGGTAGAGCCATTGAAAATGAATGGTTCAGAGGTGATCGTGGCTTAGGAGCTGGTGGTCGCTTTGGAAACAATTGGCAGGATTTCCACAGATTAAGATTGTACGCTAGAGGCGAACAGTCTGTAGCTAAATATAAAGATGAATTATCTATTAACGGTGATTTGTCTTATCTTAATTTAGATTGGAAGCCAGTAGCTGTGTTGTCCAAGTTTGTAGATATTGTTGTAAATGGTATGACTGACAAAGGTTATGCTATAAAATCATTTGCATCAGATCCATATGCTATAAAAGAAAGAACTGACTTTGCTTTTAATGCTTTACGTGATATTGAAAACAGAGAAACTATAATGCAGTTAAACGCTGAGACAGGGCAAAACTATTTTGCTACACCTGATCCAGATGATTTACCTATAAACAAAGAAGAATTAAACTTGTATCTTCAATTAAGCTATAAACAATCTATAGAAATAGCTGAAGAAGAAGTTATATCAAACGTGTTTGATTATAACAAGTATGACGAAGTAAAGAAAAGATTAGCTTACGATTTAGTTGTGTTAGGTATATCAGCTGTTAAAACTGATTTCAATGTATCCAATGGAGTTACAGTAGATTATGTTGATCCTTCTAGTTTGGTTTATTCTTACACAGAAGATCCTAACTTTGAAGATATATATTACGTAGGTGAAGTTAAAAGCGTAAGTTTACAAGAGATTAAAAAACAATTTCCATACCTAACTGATAGCGAGTTAGATGAAATACAAAAATACCCAGGTGATTCTAATTATACTAGAAATTACAGAGGTCAAGACGATAACTACAATAATATACAGGTTCTTTATTTTGAATACAAAACATATAACAATCAGGTATTTAAAATTAAACAAACAGATCAAGGTTTAGAAAAAGCTTTAGAAAAGCCAGGTGATTTTAATCCACCTGAAAATGATAACTTTGAAAGAGTACATAGAGCTATAGAGGTTTTATATAGTGGCGCTAAGATATTAGGTCATGAGAAAATGCTTAAATGGCAACTGTCTGAAAATATGACTAGACCATATAGTGATCAGACTAAAGTTCAAATGAACTATAGTATATCTGCTCCTAGAATGTACAAAGGTCGTATAGAAAGTTTAGTAAGTAAGTGTATTGGGTTTGCTGATATGATTCAATTAACACATTTGAAAATACAGCAAGTTCTAGCGCGCATGGTACCAGATGGCGTATTTGTAGATGTAGATGGTTTAGCGGAAGTTGATCTTGGTAATGGTACAAACTACAATCCTCAAGAGGCTTTAAATATGTACTTCCAAACTGGTAGTATAGTTGGTAGATCTAAGACAGTTGATGGTGATATGAATCCTGGTAGAGTACCAATTCAAGAGCTACAAACATCTTCTGGTATGTCAAAGATACAGGCGTTAACTCAAACGTATCAATACTACTTACAAATGATACGTGATGTGACGGGATTAAATGAAGCTCGTGATGGTAGTCAACCAGATAAAAATGCTTTAGTAGGATTACAGAAACTAGCTGCTGCAGCATCAAACACAGCTACTAAGCACATACTACAATCGTTAATGTATTTAACTATAAGAACTGCAGAAAACATAAGCTTAAGAGTTGCTGACATGTTAAGCTTTCCGCTTACTAAAAATGCTTTAATGTCTTCTATAAATCAATTTAACGTTGCTACGTTAGATGAAATAGATAAATTAAACATGCATGAGTTTGGAATATTCTTAGACTTAGAACCAGATGAAGAAGAAAAGCAAAAGCTAGAGCAGAATATACAAGTGGCTTTGCAAACAGGTCAAATAGGTTTAGAAGATGCTATTGATATTAGGGAGATAAGCAACATAAAATTAGCTAATCAATATCTTAAGTATAGACAAAAGGTTAAAGCTGAGGAAGCTCAGCAAGCTCAGATGGCTAACATACAAGCGCAAGCACAGGCTAACGCTCAGACTGCAGAGCAAACTGCTTTAGTTGAAACTCAAAAACAACAAGTATTAACAGAGCAGAAGATGCAGCTTGAGCAAGCTAAATCTCAATTTGAAATACAAAAAATGGAGATGGAGGCTAAAATCAAAAAGCAGTTGATGGAGCAAGAGTTTAACTACAACATTCAGTTAGCTAAATCTAGAGTTGATGCTGAAACTACTAGAGAAAAAGAAATAGAAAATCGTAAAGATGAACGTGCTAGAATTATTGGCACGCAACAATCTGAAATGATATCACAAAGACAAAACGACGAATTACCTAAAAACTTTGAGTCTGCTGGTAATGATTCACTTGGAGGATTTGGACTAGAACAATTTGAACCTCGTTAAAAAAAACTTTTAATTATTTAATTATATTATATTATGTCAGAAGAAGTAAAACAAGAAGGAGAGTTTAAGATGAAAACTCCTTCTAAACCTAAAAACTTAGGTAAAGCAAATAAAGTAACTAAAGTTGAAATACCAAAAACATCGGTTGAAGCGCAAGGTGAAGTTATACCTGAAGTTACTAAAGTAGAAATAAAAAAAGAAGATGCCGTTCAAACACAAGAGACAGATGATAGCAATGCTATTGTCGAAAAGCCCGAAGACAGTGGCGACAGCAAAGAAGTGGTTGAAGAAATACGGGCCACCGAAGAAGCAGTAGAATCTCCATTAACATTAGTTGATGAAGAAGAAGTTAATGAAACTGTACAAGCTGTAGAAAAAGCTGTAGAAAAAGCGGAGCAAACAGGTAAACCGCTACCAGAAAATATTGAAAAGCTAGTTTCGTTCATGGAAGAAACTGGTGGTACAGTCGCTGATTACGTGCGGCTTAACGCAGATTACTCTAACGTAGATAACAATACGTTAGTTAGAGAATATTATAAACAAACACGACCGCATCTTGATCATGAGGATGTAAGTCTTTTATTAGAAGACTTTGATTATGATGAAGAATTAGACGAGGATAAAGATATACGCAAGAAGAAAATTGCGTTTAAAGAAGAAGTTGGAAAGGCCAAAAGCTTTTTGGAAGGACTAAAGGGTAAGTACTACGATGAGATCAAGTTGAGACCAGGCGTAACCCAAGAACAACAAAAAGCTGTAGACTTTTTCAATCGCTATAGTGAAGAGCAAGCACAAGCAAAGAAGGTTAATGAGGATTTTTTAAACAAAACATCTAGTTATTTTTCAAATGATTTCAAAGGTTTTGATTTCAACGTTGGAAATAAAAAGTTTAGATATGGTGTAAAGAATCCAGATCAAGTAGCTAAAGAGCAAAACGACATAAGTAATTTCATTAAGACGTTCTTAAATGATAAAGGAGAAGTTGTTGATGCACCAGGTTACCACAAAGCTATCTATGCTGCTAAAAATGTTGACACTATTGCTAACCATTTCTATGAGCAAGGAAAAGCTGACGCTGTTAAAGATGTAATGGCTAAGTCGAAAAACATCTCGACAGAACCAAGACAATCAGCACAGGGTGAAGTATTTGTTAATGGATTAAAAGTTAAAGCTATTAGTGGTGTTGACTCTTCAAAATTAAAAGTTAAAAAAATAACAATAAAAAAATAAAATAAATAATTATGGCTACTATAAGTCCTTTATTTGGGAGTATTGTCCCAAGTCAATCACAACAATTGCTAGATACTAACTTCCTTTCGTTTAACGGAGGATCTGGTGCTGGCGATTCTGATACATTCGCACAACAGTATCTACCTGAGATCTACGAACAAGAAGTAGAGCGCTATGGAAACCGCACGTTATCTGGTTTCTTACGTATGGTAGGAGCTGAAATGCCTATGACTTCTGATCAGGTTATCTGGTCTGAACAAAACCGTTTACACATCGCATACGACGACTGTACTAATGATGGTGCTAATGCTATTACTATTCCGCTTCAAGCCGGAGTAAACAATGTTATTTCTGTAAATTCTACAGTTGTACTTATTGATAAGCTAGGTGCTGAGCTAAAAGCTGTAGTAACTGGTTCTGATATCGGTACGGTAGGTGTTGGTGCTGTTGTAACAGTAGCTCCTTATACAGCTGCAAATACATCTAGTCTAGCTGGAACTGGCGTAAAAATGTTTGTATACGGTTCTGAATACGACAAAGGTTCTTCTACACCAAACTACTCAGCCGCTAATACTAGTGGTTATGTAAGTGTAGATCCTTCTTTTACTCAATTTTCTAATTCACCAATTATTATTCGAAGCAAATATGTTGTTTCTGGTTCTGACACTGCTCAGATTGGTTGGGTTGAAGTTGCTACTGAAGATGGAACTGGAGGATATCTATGGTATCTAAAAGCTGAATCTGAAACTCGCTTACGTTTCGAAGATTATCTTGAAATGAGCGTGGTTGAAGGTGAAAAAGCTGCTACTGGTTCTGCTGCTGAAACTGCAAATTTTAAAGGTACGCAAGGTTTGTTTGCTGCTATTAAAGACCGTGGTAACGTAGAAGCTGGTTACAATGTAGGAACTGGCCAACTTGGTTCGTTTGATGACATTCTTAGAAACCTAGATACTCAAGGAGCTATTGAAGAAAACATGCTTTTCTTAAATCGCGAAACTGCGCTAGGATTTGACGATATGCTCGCTGGGGTTTCTGATGGTGGTAATGGCGGTACTGCTTATGGTTTGTTTGAAAACTCTGAAGATATGGCGTTAAACTTAGGTTTTAGCGGTTTCCGTAGAGGTTCTTACGATTTCTATAAGACTGACTGGAAATATCTAAATGATGCTTCTACCCGTGGTGCTATTGATAATGGAGCTGGAGGATACGGTGTAAGTGCTATTGATGGAGTTTTGATTCCAGCTGGTACATCAACTGTATACGATCAAGTTCTTGGTAGCAACATACGTCGTCCATTCTTACACGTACGATATAGAGCGTCACAGACTGACGATCGTCGTATGAAGTCTTGGTTGACTGGATCTGTTGGCGGTGCTTACACATCTGATCTTGACGCGATGGAAGTAAACTTCTTATCTGAAAGATGTTTATGTGTACAAGGTGCTAACAACTTTGTATTGTTTACTAAGTAGTAATTAGTTATGTAGTATTTACCCTCGTCTTACCGACGGGGGTAATTATTACTTTTATCAATTTTATTATATTATATTATGTCAAAAGAAAAAGAAGTCCCAAGCGTAGAAAAAGGTTGGGAAATTAAAGATAGAACGTATTTTGTAACAGGTCAATATAAACCACTAACGTTTAGAATACCATCTAAACACAGTGCAAAAAAACCTTTATTATGGTACGACGAATCAAATCAAACAACAAGAGAACTTAGGTTTGCTACAAACATGAACAGCCCATTTAAAGATGAGCAAGATGGAGAAGCAACTTTAGGCACTATACTTTTTAAAGATGGTGCGTTAGTAGTTCGTAAAAACCAGCAAGCTTTACAAAAGCTTTTATCTTTGTATCACCCTATGAGAAACAAAAGATACAAAGAGTTTGACTCTAAAATTGAAGCTAAAAATGAGCTTGATATGATGGAGTTGCAAATTGACGCTCTCAATGCAGCTAGAGGTATGGAGGTAGAACATCTAGAAGCTATAATGAGAGTTGAAGTTGGTAGCAAAGTTAGCACAATGTCTTCTAAAGAATTAAAAAGAGATTCGCTTATTTTCGCTAGACAAAACCCAGTTTTGTTTTTAGAGTTAGCTAAAGATGAAAACGTTCAGCTTAGAAACTTTGCAATATTAGCTACTGAAGCTAAGATTATAAAGCTAGCTCAAGACCAACGTTCGTTTACTTGGGCATCAAATGGTAAGAAGCTTATGAGTGTTCCATTTGAAGAAAACCCATACTCTGCTATGGCAGCTTTCTTTAAGACTGATGAAGGCGTAGAGGTCTTTAAGTCTATCGAGAAAAAGTTAAAATAACATGTAACAATAGTATAGGGCTCGTTCACTCGGGCCCTAATACTTAAAACAAATATAAATGGCAATAAACGTAAATACTGTTTACACGACAGTGTTGTCTATTTTAAACAAAGAACAAAGAGGTTACATAACCCCTGATGAGTTTAATAAGTTAGCAACACAGGTACAGCTCGATATTTTTGAAAATTACTTTGAAGATATGAACCAACAGTTGCGTGTGCCACAGACTGATAACGAATACGCTAATCGTCAAAAAAATGTAGATAATCTTATATCTATATTTAAAACAGTAGGTAATACAACTTATACAACCCCAGCAAACGCTGATGCTTATTTCGCATCTCCTAGTGATTTACATAGAATAGGTACTGTTATATACAATAACGAAAAAGAACTGCAGAGAGTAAGTAGAAATGATTTTCTACATATAAACTTATCTCCACTAACTAAACCCACTGAGCAATTTCCAGTATATTTATACGAGCAAGCTACACAAGGCACTGGCGGTGGTGTTACTAGTCAACCTAATATATATGTATACCCTACATCTATAAACAAATCTAGTGATATAACTATATCTTATATAAGAAAACCTGCAGATGTTGTCTGGGGCTTTACTTTAAATCCTCTTTTAGGTAACTACGTTTACAGCTCAAGTGCTTCTGTTCAATTTGAACTTGATAACACTGAGCAAGTTGAGGTTATATTAAGAATATTAGCTTACTCAGGTATAGTAATAAGAGATCCTCAAATAGTTCAAGCTGCACAACAAGCTGTGCAAGCTGAAGAAGTAAACTCAAAAAGTTAATAAATGTCATTACTAACAGAAAACAATAGGCAATATTACGAAGGCGCTCAAGGCTTTAGAGGTGATGGTGATACTAAAACATTTACAACCACTTTCAATACTGATTTAGTTTTTGGATCTGCTTTACCAGCTGATATAAATTACCAAAAAAATAATTTTAAAATATACACTAGCGCAACTGGTATACCTGGGACTTGGACTGAAGTTGTAGGTAATTACTCAGTAGCTAGAAACGTTATTACATTTGACGCCTCACCTGCTAATAACTTGTTTATCGTAGTTCAGCTTAAAAAGCTAGATGGTGGTAACTATGGTAACAACATTAGTGATAAAGCTTATGGTAATGTTGTAGAAGAAAACTACGGATCTTATGCTTATACAAAGCTAGGTGATATAGTTAATAATTTTTTAATAGCATACGTAGGTTCTGGTAAGTTAATACAAGACGTAAAAAGAACAGACGTTATATTCCATGCTAAACGAGCTATGCAAGAGTTTAGCTATGATACGTTGAAAAGCGTAAACTCTCAAGAGCTAACTGTACCTCATAACTTAAGCATTATACTACCTCAAGATTACGTTAACTACGTTAATATACACTGGGTTGATAATCAAGGTGTTAAGCATATTATAATGCCTAGTAATAATTTAACTAGTGATCCTTATAGTTTACCACTACAAGATGGGCAAGGAGTACCTACGCAAGATAACTTTGAAAACAATATTGAAGGTACATCAATAGTGGAAGATAGATGGAAACACAACTTCTTTAAAAATAACAAAGATTTAGTAGATAATACTATAGCTGGTTGGGAATATTACTATGGCTGGCCTGAGGTTGGTTATGGTCAAATGTATGGTCTTGATCCTCAATACGCTAATGCAAATGGTTATTTCACTATAAATGATAGAGAAGGTAAAATATCTTTCTCTGCAAACCTTGTAGATAGAATAATTGTGTTTGAATATATATCGGATGGATTATCTACAGACATTGAAACAAGAGTTCCTAAGCTAGCGGAAGAAGCTATGTATGCTTACATTAGTCATGCGGTAATTGCTAGCAGAATAAATCAACCAGAATATATAGTACAAAGATTAAAGCGAGAAGCTAGTACTAAGCTTAGAAATACTAAACTACGTTTGTCTAACATAAAGTTAAATGAAATAGTACAAGTTATGCGTGGTAAGTCTAAATGGTTAAAACACTAGAATTAAATGGCAGAAGTTAAAAACGCTTTTATTCAATCTAAAATGAACAAAGACCTAGATGCTAGGCTTGTTCCTAATGGTGAATATAGAAATGCTATAAACGCTCAGGTGAGTAGATCTGAAGGTTCAGATGTTGGTGCTTTAGAAAATGTTTTAGGTAACTCTGTGCAAGCTACTTTTGAAGACGGGCAGAGTTATTCTAATGACTTGACTTGTATAGGTTATGTAACAGATGAAACTAGCAACTGTATATATGTTTTTTTAACTGATGGTACACGTGTTGGGGGTGATGATTTTGTTACTGCCGATAATAGTGGTTCTAATCATTTTATATATAAATACAACACAAACAGTCCAGCTCCGCCTGTTAAAATAGTTTCTGGAGCATTTTTAAATTTCTCTAAAAACTATCCTATATACGGTATAAATTTAATAGAAAATTTATTGTTTTGGACTGATAACTTTAATCAACCTAGAAAAATAAACGTAGCAACCGCATCTAATCCTGAAAATGCAAACACATATTATACGACTGAAGATCAGATATCAGTTGCCTCGTATAATCCTTATCAACCTATAGAGCTGTATCAACAAATTGACAGTGAAAGGATTGATGATAACCCGCTTCTTGCACCAGCTTCAGGCGAGTACGACACTACAATGCGCGATGTTGTAAGTAAGTTTTATCCAGGAGGTGGAACAGCTAGTGTGGTTACTGGTGTTACCAACTCAACAACTGTTGATATAGATCAAATAAACATACCTTTTTTCCCTACTAGGCAAAGCGCCTCAACAGTAAAAACACCACAAGAATTTATGACTGTAGGTGTTATAGCCGCTTCAACTAACGGTAATGGCCCTATAGTTAATTCTACAGTTTTAGTAGATTCATACTCAGGTACAACTTTAACACTAGATCAAAACATAACAGTTGGAACTGGTGACACACTTGTTTTTAATTTTAATCCATATTACGATAGTTCGTATGCTGGAGACTCTAGGTTTTTAGAAGATAGGTTTGTAAGATTTAGTTATAGATTTAAGTTTAATGATGGTGAATATTCTATATATGCTCCGTTTACTCAACCATGCTTTATACCAAAACAAGATGGTTATTTTTTAAACACAGAGCAAGATTTAGGTGATCAACAAAGTACATTTGCATCTACTATTGTTGATTTCATGAAAAATAAAGTAAGTGAAATAACTCTACGAATACCGCTACCATCAGCTGCTAATTCAATGTCTTCTCAATACTTGGTAAAAGAAATAGATATACTATTTAAAGAGTCAGATGGTTTAGCTGTTCAGGTTGTTGAGACCGTACCAGCATCTAGAATTTCAGCTTTAAGCGGTAGCGATACTTATTATGATTATAAGTATATAAATAAAAAACCTTTTAAAACACTGCCCGAATCAGAGCTAATAAGAGTTTTTGATAAAGTTCCAGTTAAAGCTTTATCTCAAGAAACAGCTAGCAATAGAGTTATATATGGTAACTTTCAAAACAAACACACTCCACCAGCTTCATTAGACTACCGCGTTAGCGTTGGAGAGAAAAAAGCGTTTGATTTAGACCCAACGTATAGCGTGTTAGATACTACTAGTATTATAGAATACCCTAGTAGTTCTGTTAAAACAAATAGAACGTATCAAGTTGGAGTTGTGCTTTCTGATAAGTTTGGCAGACAATCTAGTGTTATATTATCTAACAATAAAAATGTCATAAACACAGGTGGTCTTTCTTTTTCAGGTGACACTGTATACTCACCATACATAAACGGAAGCAATATATCAGGAGAGTTTTACGAATGGTTAGGTAATTCTTTAAAAATGTCTTTTAATAGTGTTATTGGTCCCAACAGACCAAACACTAATACATACGAGCCAGGTATATACAACGGTGACGTTAATGACACTGGCTACAATCCACTTGGTTGGTATAGTTATAAAATAGTAGTTAAGCAGCAAGAGCAAGAGTATTACAACGTGTATACTGCTGGAGCTATGAAAGACATACCTTACAATTATTTATCTACGGTCAAAGGTCCTCCAACACCTACTGATCCAATTACACCTAATATTTCTTTTGTAACTTTACTAAATGACAATATAAACAAAGTACCTAGAGATTTAACAGAAGTTGGACCTCAAGATAAAACATTTAGAAGTAGCGTGGTATTATTTGGTAGAGTTGAAAATACTACACACACATATAGCAACACTGGTAATAAACAATTTCAACCTGATAGGACTTCTTTTACTACAAATTCTATAGAAGATCTTTTCGACTTGTTTGATGTAGAGCAATTTGAAAACAACGTTAATGCGCAAATACCTGTTACGGATATAGAAAGTCCTTTTTCTCCATTTTTTAAAGCCGATGCTAATCCTTTTGTTGGGGAATTTGTTACTTCACAGGATGCTAGTAAACAGTTTGGAGTTTTAAATGAAGTTGTTAATACCAACACTTATACAGCGAGTGGCTCAGGTGCACAGTCACAACCAAGCCCAACAATACCATTAACTCTTTTTTCTCCAGGTTTTACTTTAGAACCTGGTTATAAAGTAACAGGAGGTAATATAGTTGATGATGTGTTTGTTGTTTCTTACGATCCAGCAGCATCTGAAGTTGTTATTAGTGAAGCTATAACGTACGCCGCGAACACTATTTTTACTTTTACACAAGAAGATTATTTACCTATAGAAAATCTAGCTATACTAGAAACAGCACCAACAATATCTAATTTAGATATATATTGGGAAACTTCTTCTGCTGGTTTAATTAGTGAATTAAATGAAGCTATTAGAAACTCTGCAAATAGCACAGAGGCTGATATAGCTCCTTTTAACGATAGTGCTTTTGAAGAAGACTTAAGCGCTGGTCAAGATATATTAGCAGCTAACTTTCGAGTTATAGACGCTGGAACTGGCGCACCTATTGACGCTGCTTTAGTAACATTAACAAATGAATCTATTACTTATACTGGAGATGAAGCTCTTGATGCGAGTGAAATACTTCAAGTTTACCAAACAACAACATCTGGCGATTGGAATATAAGAACAAAGCAACGTTTTGTAGACGATATATGGTACGGTGAAGATCCTAATAAAAGAAATTTTGTAATAAACATAAGCGTTTCTGTTGAAAACAAAGGCTCTGCTGATGTAAATGGAGTTGTCACTAATTCAACTAATGTAATTATAGATGCCTTAACTACTAACTTTATACCAGCTGTTGGAGCTACAGTAACGGGTGGTTCATTACCAAGTGGAGTTGAGGTTGTTAGTTATGATAATCAGACCTCTACATTGGTGTTAAATACAACTGTTAATTTAAGTGACGACGAAACATTGACTATTGAAAACGGTCAACCGTCTGTAACTCAAATAACTAAAACGGTTAGCTTAGATAATAAACCCCCAAAGATTTTTGACGGTTACAACCCACAAGGGCCTTTAATACCTGATGGCACCACTATTGATTTAACCGTAATACCATTTCAAAACAACTACAAATTAAAATCACTAAGCGGTGTGAATGGTGCTAACACAGCTAACGCCGGTGAAGATATTGGTTTTCGTGTCGTAGACGTTATTGGCACTAATAATGCAGAAAGTTTTTCTGATAATTTTGATATAATTGAAAACTCAAATCAATCAACTGAAAGTTTATTAGCTGCTGATTTAGTTTTATCTTCTATCAGTGGTTTAGATATAAACGATACTTACACGGCTACTGTAAATTTAAAAGACGCAGGTGGAGAAGAATCATCTATAGCTTTTACTTTTGGATTTGGAACTACACCTAGTTCTATATCAACTATGCTTTTTAGATTCCCCTCCAACAGCGACCCAATGTCAGGTCAAGATGCGATAACCTTAACTTTTACAGTTATAATAATTGGTGACCAACCTGGTAACGATACTAATGGTATTTACTATTACAAAGGATCTCCATATAGCTTAGCAAGCAATGCAGAAAATAAGGTTATAACTATAGACAGAACAAACGCGTCTATTGGTCAAACCATAGATGGTAAGCAACAAATAACTTGCAGTACTAATCAAAGTCAATGGGCATTTGTTAACGAAAACGATGCTAGCGATGTTGGTATACTTGCTCTTAACACTGCTGGCGTCTGTTTAGCCGCGGGTCACAATGGTTCACTGAGCGCGGAGGCTTCCGATGCGTTAAAAGGTTATTCGTTTCAAGTAGTATAACTTTAGTTTAGTAATAAATAATATAAATAAGTGATAATTAATGAGTGCAGTAATTGAAATAAAATTCTTCAACTCTTTTCTACTTAAGAAGACTAATTCTACAACTGGAGTTAACGCTCCAGCGTATGATGGTTCTAAAGGTATACCTCAAAATATTGGTGGTTACCCATCTATATCGTACCAAAGTGGTGGATATGACGACGTTTCTAGCTGGGTTATTGAAGAAGCTAGAATCACAGGTGGCTACAATAATACTAATGTTGACTACGGCGTTAAAGCTTATCTTGTAGAGGAAGAAACAAACGGTTTTATAAGAGGTAGTTCTCTTATATACTCTGGTATATTTAATTCAAGAACTGGAGTAAACAATTCAAATGTTTTTTCTGTTGGTAAAGATATAACCAAATCTCTTGATCCATCTAAAGGTACTATACAGAAACTGTATGCTGAAGATACTAACTTAATTATATTTCAAGAAAATAAAGTTAATAGAGCTTTAATAGACAAGGACGCTATATACACTGCAGAAGGTGGTGGTACAGCTGTTAGCCAACTTAATTTAGTTATAGGTCAAATACTACCATACGCAGGTGAATTTGGAATAAGTAAAGATCCAGGTAGCTTTGCTGTTTATGGTTATAGAAAATACTTTACAGATAAGACACAAAATGTAGTGTTAAGATTGTCTCAAGATGGTATAACAGAATTATCTAGTTATGGTATGAGAGATTACTTTAGAGATCGATTCAATAACATGGACGACGCTCAAGGCTCTGGTAGAGTAATAGGCGGTTGGGATATACACAATAGTCAATATGTTGTTTCCACTACAACTAATATAAACTCAACTGACAACTCTTATGAAACATTATCTTTTGACGAAAGCGTTAGAGGTTGGACAAGTTTCTTTACTTACGATCCAGATATAATATTTAGTTTAAAAAATAATTTTTATTCTTTAAAAGATAACAAACTATATTTTCACTATAGCAACAGCGTTAATAGAGGTAATTTTTATGGTAAAGATAATAATACTTCTATAACATTTTTATTTAATCCAAATGTTAGCTTAGTAAAAAACTTTAACACAGTTAGTTATGAAGGTGGTAATGGTTTTCAAGTAACAAGCTTCGCTTCTGGATTCACAGGTGAAGATCAATTTGATTCTACGTACTCTCAAACTCAAGACACTAGTAGTGTCATTAGAAGTTACGAGGGTGGTGAATACGTTATAAACCCCGCTGACGGGCAAGCTGTTATTAGAGCAGATTATCAGACTACGTTTGGAACAACTAATCCAGCTTTGAATAGATACCATGCTGGATTTGATAGAAAAGAAAATAAGTATGTAGCTTACTTAGTTAACAACAGTACAGCTACGCAAGGTGAAGTTCGATTTGGATCTCAATTAACAGGTATAAAAGGATTCTTTGCTACTGTAACAATATCTACAGATATGGTTATAGACGCTAACACAAATCAAGCTACATCAGGAACTAATATAGGTGGACTGAAAGAATTATTTGCAGTATCATCTAACTATGTACAATCATCATATTAAATAATAAATAAAACGTTATGGATGCATTATCAATAGGTCTCTCTTTAGGTTCAACATTGATAGGTGGTTTGTTCGGTGGTGGAAAAAAGAAAGCTGCTAGAAGAGCTGCAGATGAAAAAAGAAACCTACAAAACAAATTAGACAACTTTAAAAGACAAGATATAATTAACCCTTATGCTGACGTTCAAGACTTGTCAAGCATGATAACTAATCCTTATGAAAATATAGGAGTAGCCACTCAAGCTGCAGAGATGCAAGCTGAAGAAGCTGATATATCTTTGGCTAATACTTTAGATACATTAGCAGCTACAGGCGCTGGTGCTGGTGGGGCAACTGCTCTAGCTCAAGCAGCTCTTAGAAGTAAAAAAGATGTATCATCTAGTATCGAAAGGCAAGAAGCAAACAACCAACAACTAGCAGCCCAAGGCGAAGCTCAAATGCAGCAAGAGAAAATGGCTGAAGCTCAACGTATGCAACAAGCAGATGTCATGGGTAAAGAGTTTGTTTACGGTCAACAAGAACAAAGAGATCTTGCAGATATGAATAGATTACAAGCTCAGATAACAGGTAAAGCTCAGGAAGAGGCTAACCTACTTGGACAAGCTAGCGCTACACAAAGTGCTGTTACAGGTGCTTTGGGAAATGTGGCGTCTGCCTTCATGGGAAATCAAGGGTAGGTAATAACACTGTAAATCCTGTATCAACTTTAACACCAAAAGGTGTACAAACATAATAATTAAAAACTATGGCATTACCTAAATTTTCAGGTGTATATAGAAGTCCGGGTGGAGCTTATGAAAGCCCGCAAACTGTATTAGACAAATCTGGTTTTTACCAAGCTAAAACTATTTCTGAAGCAGGTGCTAGGATAGCCGAGTCTATTAACGCTGTAACTAAACGTGAAAATGCCGAGCTTAAGCAAGCGAGGAAAGACATTGAAGAGGATTGGAACTTTCAACAAGAACAGTCTGAAGAGTTAATGATTCAAATGCAAGATGCTGGTATAAATAATAAATCATTTTATGATTTAGGTTATAATATTATCAGTGAAAGATCTAAAGTGAATGGTTTAATTAAAAAGTCACAAACAAATAAAGAAAGATCTTACTACCAAGGATTATATAGTAAGCTTACTGGTAAGCTAGTGCAGTATCGAGGGTTAATAGGTAAGATGAAAGATGCTGGTTCTACTTACAGCGACGATGTAATTAAAGATGGTAGCAAAGCTGGAAGGCAAGGAGGTGTAGCTTTAGCGGGTGATTCTTACAACCAAACATATAACTTAGGTATGCCATCTTTATTTGGAGCAACACGTGGAAGTGACGCCTTGTGGTATGAAGATGATAATGGTCAATTTAGAGTTAAACTAACTAGTGATCAAATAAAAAGAAAAAACAAAGAAGCTGGTAAAATCGTTTCTGTTTTTAATCCAATAGCTGGTAATTACATGGAACAAGTGAGTGATAATATGGATGTAAACGCTTTAGAGCTTTTAGATTACGATCCTCAAAGAGTTCCTATGTTTGATGATGAAGTATTAGATGTATACGAGTCATCTAAAATATTAAAAGACGGACAACTTCAAGATGAGTTTTTAAACACTAAAGAAGATGGAACACCTGACACTGTTATAAAAACAAATGATCAAGGCACCTTAGAGTTTGTAATGCAAAATACAGATGTTAGTAGAATAAATACTCTTACAAAATCTAGTTTAGAAGCTATTAAGAAAACATACTTAGATGATCCTAAAAAAGCCCGCATAGTTTATCATAATATATTCGGTAAACCAATGGACGATGAGCTTACCGTAGGTGGTGGTAACACAAGCAGTTTGTTTAATGAAGAGTCTATTAGTAAATTTAGTAAAGCTTTTGATGAATATAATACAGCTTTAGTTTTAAAAAGCTTATCACCTAAAGTTATTAAAACAAGTAAAATAGAAATAGAAAAACCAAAAGAACCTACAGCTGCAGAGAAGAAAGCTACTGAAAAACAAACGCAAGATAAAGCTGCTGTAGAAAATATAGAAGAATTAGACATTAGCTCTGCATTTGTTGAAGGACCTTCGCTTGAAGGTGTAGAATCAGAGAGAGGTCTTTTAAATTTAAATATTTTAGAAAAGTTAGTTTCTAGACCTCCATACAATGTTACTGTATCTAAAGATGAAACTGTTGGTGGGGAAGATACTAGAAAACTTACTAAATCTGTAGAAGGAGCTGATAGATCTGTGACTATATTTGATAGTGCTACAGACGGCGAAGTTAAAGCCGCTTTGAAATTTTTAGAAACAGGTACTAGTTTTAAACCTACAGCAAATGTAGAAATAACTAACGTACCTAATTTACCGGAAATATCTACAGGTAATTTACCTATTAAAAAACAATAAAATTATGTTTGAATTAAACGGCGAACAGTATTCACTACAGCAAGTTGAAGAAGCTGCAAAGCAGTCTAGCATGTCTTTAGGTGAGTACGTAAGTGAGTACGGTCTTGTCAAAACTGAAGACAAGGGAAATGCAAACGGTGTTGCGCAAACGGGTGCAACTGTAACACCGATAACCGGGCAAGCACCCGAGAGTATGGAATTAGAATCGGTAGATATTTCTTCGGAATCACAACCAAAGCGTAGTAGTAGAGCTCAAACTAGAAAAAAAGAATTAAAAGCTATACAGCCAAAAACGGATTTAAAGTCTGAGCAAGATTATGAAGAGGCAATGGCTTTTAATCAACTTGATAATGATTTTTTAAATAACCCTATAGATTTTACACCTAAAGGTGTTGGCAGAGAACTACAACCGTATGATCCTGAAACAAACGAAAATCTAATAAAAACTGTATTTGATCCTCGTTGGAAAAACCCTACAACTGGTGAGTATGTAGAGGAGTTTGATTTAACGTATAGACCTGACTATGATGAAGCAGGTAACTTAATGGACACAGTGCAACCACATGAGCAAGAGCTATTCGACGCTAAAGAAATGCTAGTGGAACAGGGTGTTGAAGAGCCTAGTAATGAGCAAATACGTAAGCTTGCTGAAAAAAATATAAAAAATAAATACAGATATGACGTTAAAAAAAGGAAGTCTACAGAGTATTTAGATTCAATACCAAACGAAGAAAGAGAAAAACTTGTACCTTACAAGGTTGACGAGTATATAAAGTTAGATAAGAAACTTACAGGAGCAACTGATCAGTATCAAACTATATTTAACAAATATAAAGATAGCCCCAATAGCGTAAACTTAATAAACATATCAGCTAGATTTGATGATCCTGATTATGAGTTTGATTTAAGTGGATTAAATAGCGCTAAAAACGCTGATGTATATCTGCAGAGAATAAATGAATTAGGTGATCCAGAAAACTTACCTACGCAAGCTAGTGTTGACTTATATAATAACCTCGTAAATAAATACAAAGAAGCTGTTGGAAACGCTGAGACAGTTGTGCTGTCTACAGGTAAAGAAGTTCCAAAAGCAACTTTCAATTTATATAAAGATCTAGTTAAAGAAAATCAAGAGGTAAGTAGTACACTGGCTGGTTTAGAAAAAGAAATAAACGAAATACCTGTAGGGCTAAACGAAGCTGAAGTTGAATTAGAATTCTTGAAAAAGAATTACAGTACATTACAAAAAGCCGGCGCCAATATACAACTTCAAATGGGTTCTATACCTTATAAGCTAGCAGGTGGTATTACTAGAATAGCTACCGACTCTTATGAAATAGCTTTAAACAAACTGTTTGGTGTTGACGAAGATGTTATAGAAACCGTAATAAGAAATACGTCGCCTATAAATCCATATGCTATTACAGACTTTACTACTGATGTTGTTGAAAAAGCAGAAGACATGTACAGAAAAAAGTACAAAGACGATGTTGCTTTTGATGACGCTTTTAACAGCTTGGAAAATTTTGGCGAGTATGCTTTACAGCAAACAGTAGGGCAAGCTGGTACATTTACAATGTTAGCTTCTGGTATGTACCCAGGTATGATAGGTATTGGCGCTAGCTCATATGATGATCAACGAAGATTATTAGATGAAGAAGAAGAGTTACTCGGTACAGATAGATCTACACACTACAAAGCGGCTGTTGCTTTAGGATTTGCTTCTGCAGAAGTTGGGTTAGGTTTTGCACCTACATTTTTTGCCTTAAAAAGAGGATTTAATGCTGCTGATTTAATAGGTAAAAGAAGTTTAATTAATGAGGGTTTTAAAAATCACTTTAGAAAACAATTTACAAGAGCTGGTGTTGATGGTGCTATCGTTGAACCTCTTTCAGAAGGTGGAACTGTTTTTGTTCAGAACATTATTGACATAGGTAGAGGTAAAGAAGGTGTAAGTATATTTGACAATGTACCTCAAGGAATGTTTGACGGTGCTTTTATAGGTACTGGTTTAAACTCTGTTCCTGTTGTTAAAGGTATGGTTTTGTCAAACTTATCTGACTATAATAGCTTTGAAGGCTATAGAAAGAACCTAGATGAAATGGTTGAGTTAAACGAGATAGGTTTAAGTCTAAACAAAAGAACTACAGAATATAAAATAATACAGCAAAAAGTAGCAGAGTTAAACGATGCTAACAACGAAATAATAAAACAAGTAGAAGAAAAAGTTGTAGCTAATTTAACTACTGAAGGCTTTGATTTATACGCAAGAGCAACACAAAGGCAAGAGCAATTAAGACTTAAAGCAAAACAAATACTTGAAAGTAATGAGCTAAGCGACGCACAAAAAAAACCTATATTAGCAGGGCTACACGCTGAGTTTGAATTTGAACAATTAGCTAGAGATAACTTTAGAAAAGACTATAAGATTAACATAGATTTATTACCTAAAGCTGAGCGTAATAAATATATTGACAGAGCTAAAGTTGAGTTAGAGCAAGAAGGTGGAGAGTTTACAAACTTACAGTTACAGCAGCGAGCTGAAAAGCTTTGGCAAACAGATACATTTGACGCAAACATAGAGCAAAGTTTAAAAGCAAATGAAGCATTAAGTGAAGCTGGTGTTGATCAAAATTCTTTTGTAGCTGAAACTAAAGCTGAAGCTATAGATGCATTCAGCGACATGCTAGATGCTAGACTTGCAGACCCAAACAGTGGACTTACAGAAGAAGATGCTAAAAAACAATTAGCGCAGTTTACTAAAAACGTAAAATCTGGTTCTGCTAATGGTGTTAACTTATCATTGCGTAATACTGAGACAGGTAAAACTACATACGATATAGTTGTAGTGAAAGAAAATGCTATAGCTAATGGTAAAACAGGTACAAATATACATGAGATTGGCCATACGTTATTTACAGAAGGATTAAGTTCTAATCCTAAAGACTTTGACGGTCTATCAAAGACAGTAATGAATTATCTTGAAAAGTCAAACCCATCTGCTTATAGAAGAATAAAGCGTAGAACAAGAGGTCAAGATGCAGATGAAGTTTTAACTAATTTCTTAGAAGAAGTATCTTCAGGTAGATTAGACTTAGAAGCTGAACAGAATAAAGGATTACTAAGCTTTTTAAATTTTGGTATAAACAACTCTATTAAAAAAGCTACAGATAATCAAACAAGTTTTAATTTAACAGATGAAACAAATGTTGTAGATTTTCTTACAACGTTAGGTACTAAACTAAAAGAAGGTACTTTAAGCGTTACAGACGTACAGCAAATACAAGAGGGTAAGCAAGTAAAAGAAACTAAACCAGAAGCAGTTGAAGATGTAGAAATTAGAGCAGCGGCTTCATTAACACCTCGAGAGCAATCTTCGCAGCGTGTTCAAGACATATATAACCAGCAAGGTGTAGCTGGTGCTTTTGACATTATAGAACAATTTAAACCTATAACATCTAGATTAGTTCAGCGTAGAGCTGAAGCGCCTAATTTTGATAGACAACTACTTACAGACGAAATAGAAACAGGTAAGCGTGGTATAATAGATTTAATTAATGAGTATGATCCTAATTCAGGTGTACCATTAGCGGCTTACATAAATAAGTTTCTACCAGCTAGAGCTATTGAAGCTTCTAATAGAGTTTTAGGTCAAGAGTTTACAGCTGACGTTACAGAAGCTAAAAGCGTTGTAGCTGAAGAAGCTACAGTAGAAGTTACTGAAGAAGCTAAAGGTCCTAAAAAACCTACTGAAACAACTAGGTTTAGCGATACGGTGTTAACTAACTTAGGTGTAAAAAATAAAGCTGAAGCTGAAAAACAAATATCAGACGCTACTAACAAAGCGTTTGAAGGTCAAGAGGTTACAAGGTTTGGTCAAACTAAAAACGTACCTGTTGCTATTGCAGAAATATATGGTAAAATGTTTGGTGTAAATCCAGAAACTATATATGATAAAAAACGTAACTACTCTAAGAAAGACAGTGAAGGTTTAACACGTATAAAGCAATACTTGATAGATAACGCTACTAGTGACTTTGCTAGATTACCAAGAACAAAAGATGATTTTGGCAAGGCTACGTTTATACCTAACAATGTAATGAATGCTTTGTATACAGATGGTGAGCTAACAGGTACGCTAAAAGATTATTTAAATCTTATTAGAGAGAAACCTGTTAAGCCTATATACAGAGACAGAGTCGGTCAGACTATACGGGGTTTATTTAATACTAGTATTAGAAACCGTATGGTTGAAGACGCCATACCTAGTAAACCAAAAAGAATTAGAGCTGGTGCTAAATTCAGTCTTACACCTAAACAAACTAGTATATTAGAAGATGTATCTGTAGCTCGAAATATTAATCAAGTATTAGATCTTTTAGGTTTAGATAGTGCTAGTGTAAGCGATGAAAATAGAGCTGAAATACAAAAAACTTTTCTTGAAGCTATAAAGAAATACGGATTAACACCTAACGATATTTTAGCTGGAGCGTTTACTTCTAGTGGTTCTACTAGAGTTCAAGTTGGCAAAAGCAAAAATGGAAAATTAGTACCTTTAGCTAAAAAGCTTAATGATTATTTAAAATCTCAAAACATACAGGGTAAAAAAGGTGATTACTGGTATGAGTTAACTGATGGCAACTGGGTTAAAGGCGAGAGAAAAGTATTAAAGAATGGTAAGCTAGGAAAAAGTTTTGTACCTCCAACTGGTGTAACTAATCTTTTACCGCAAAGAGGTAGGTTGTACTATGGCACAACAGATCCTTCTTATCTTGAAGCTTTAGAAGCTGCAGAAGTAAATTTAAAAGGTAAGAAACAACCTAAAGCTATAAGAGTTAGCGTTGAAAAAGCTGATACTAAAGATGGTAAAGCGCAAGCTAAAGTTAACATGGAAGTTTTAGAAGGTGTCGTTGAAAGACTTGACAAGGCTGTTAAGGCTGGTATGCCAAAATCTTTAGCGGCAATGATTATAGTTCAAGGTTATCAAGCAACTAGTGGATTAATAAAGATAGCTGCGCCATTTAATTATAAATCTTTAACTGAAAAGTACGCGCCTAAAGGAGCTAAACCAGAACAACGAAAAGGTGATAAGTATAGAGAAGAGCATAATCCACCAGCCTCAGTTATAGGTGCATCGATTATATTTGCTTTGTCAAATGGTACTACAAATATTGTAATGCCAGCTATTAAAAGTAATTACTACCAAACTAGATTATCTAAAGCTGATGACTTTAAATTAGACTTAGCAAAGCTAGACGCAACACTACCACAGGGTTATACTATACTACAAAACCCAGCTATACGTTTTGTAAAAGCTGGTATTGATTTAAATAGTATTATAAACTACGATACAGGTAAGTCGCTAGCTGAAGAGTTAGGTGTTAAACTAGACAAGTCTAAAATAAATGCTGACAGCGTTGCTAAACAAAATCAATTAGTAGCTGACGTAATAGACGGTAAAAGAACACCACAAAATGCGCAGAAGTATTTAAATGAATACACTAAGTTAGATGAAAAAGTAAAAGTTTCTTATTCAAACACTAAAAAACTTCCTGCTGATATACGACTAGAAGATCCAAGTACGTTTGATTCGTTTGGTATGGTTGACATTGTCGCTAGACAAATGTTTCCAGAGCAAGCTAATTCAGACGCTGTTAAGTCAGGTAGAATTACATCTTACGAAGCTCTTGATCCAGAGCAACAACTTAAAGTAGCGGAAAATGTCCCTGGTACACCAGTTGAAAAAACAATAGCTATAATGAAAATGTCAGACACAGCTATTGATAACGCGCGTGATGCTAACGCTGAGAGTAAAGGAATTAGTGTTTGGGACTTTGATGACACACTAGCTACAACTAAATCTAATGTATTATACACTATGCCTGATGGGACTGAAGGCGTTTTAAACGCAGAAGAATTTGCTAAACAAGGTGACGAGTTATTGCAGCAAGGTGCTGAGTTTGATTTTAGCGAGTTTGAAAAAGTAACAGAAGGTGGTAAAGGTCCTATGTTTGAAAAAGCTGTAGCTCGTAATAGAAAGTTTGGTAACAATAATGTATACATACTTACAGCTAGAACGCAAGCAGCTGCAGAACCTATACACCAGTTTTTAAAAGCAATAGGTTTAGATATACCTCTTAAAAATATTGTAGGCCTAGGTAACAGTACACCTGAAGCTAAAGCAACCTGGGTTGTAAGTAAAGCGGCTGAAGGTTATAATGATTTTTACTTTGCAGATGATGCTTATAAAAATGTTAAAGCTGTTCGTAATGCTTTAAATGTACTAGATGTTAAATCAAAAGTAAGACAAGCTTATGTTAAATATAGTAACTCAGAAGCTTTAGACAAAGGATTTAACGATATACTAGAACAAACAACTGGTATTGCATCGGAAAAAGAATATAAGAAAGTAAAGGCAGAAGTAGCAGGCGCTTCGCTTGGTAGAGTATTTAGAGGTGTACCATATTCAGCTCAAGACTTTGTAGGTTTACTATACGAAACTCTTAGCAAAGGTAAACTTGGCGATGCTCAAATGGCTTGGTATAAAACACACCTGCTTAATCCTTATGCTAGAGCTGTAAATGACATTGACAACGCTAGACTAGCAGTGATGGCTGATTATAGAGCTCTTAAAAAACAATTAGGATTTGTGCCTAAAAATCTAAGAGCAAAAGTACCAGGTGAACCATTTACTAGAGAGCAAGCTGTTCGTGTTTATATTTGGAACACGCAAGGTTATGATGTTCCAGGTATTAGTAAACAAGATTTAAAAGAGTTAACAGAGTATGTAACCGAAAACGCTGATCTTCAAGTGTTTGCTGACCAAGTTATCGCTATACAAAAAGGTGAATACACTAAACCTAAAGAAGGTTGGCCAGCTGGTACGATAACAACTGACATACAAGAAAGTATAAATACAGGTGTTAGAGCTAAGTATTTAACTCAATGGCAAAACAATGTTGATGTTATATTCTCTGAAAAGAATATGAATAAACTTGAAGCTGTGTATGGTAAGAAGTGGCGTAAAGCTATGGAGAACATGCTAGGCAGAATGAAGACTGGTCGAAATAGAAATTTCTCTGATGATAGTTTAACAGCTAGATTTACAGACTGGTTGCAAGGTAGTATTGGTGCTATTATGTTCTTCAATTCTAGATCAGCATTGTTACAGAACTTATCATCTATAAACTTTTTAAACTTTACAGATAACAATCCGCTTGCAGCGGCTAAAGCTTTTGCAAATCAAAAACAATACTGGTCAGACTTTTCTAAACTTATAAATTCTGACTTTTTAAAAGCTAGAAGATCTGGTTTACGCATGAATGTAAACGAAGCAGATATAGCTGATATGGCTAAGAAAGGTGGACCAAGAGCTGTTATAAGTAAACTATTACAATTTGGTTTTACACCTACACAGGTGGCGGATAGTTTTGCTATTGCATCTGGTGGAGCTACGTTTTATAGAAACAGGATAAAATCTCTAATGAAACAAGGAATGTCTCAAGCTGAAGCTGAGACTCAAGCGTTTGAAGATTTTAGAGAGACAGCTGAAGAGTCACAGCAATCATCAAGACCAGACCGTATATCAATGCAACAAGCTGGTCCGCTTGGTAGATTAATATTAGCTTTTCAAAACACACCGTCTCAGTATGCTAGAATAATAGACAAATCTGTACGTGATCTTAAAAACAATAGAGGTGATAGAAAAACAAATGTAAGTAAAATAATTTATTACTCTACTGTACAAAATTTATTATTTAACGCATTACAACAAGCCGTGTTTGCTATGGCGTTTGACGATGAAGAGCCTACAGACACAGAGAAAAAAGATAAATATATTGGTATAGCTAACGGCATGGCTGACTCTTTATTAAGGGGTACAGGTGTAGCGGGTGGCGTATTGTCAGTAACTAAAAATGCTATAATACGTATAATAGAAGAGTCTCAGAAGAAGAATCCTAATTACGAAAAGGTTGGTGCTGACTTACAAAGAATAGCTCCACCGATATCTTCTAAGCTATCTAAAATAAATCAAGCTGCAAGATCATTTAAATGGGATAAAGACGAAATGATTAATGGTGGTTGGGGATTAGATAACCCAGCTTACTTAGCTGTAGGTAATGTAGTTTCAGCTACAACTAACTTGCCTATAGACAGAGCAGTTAAGAAAATAAACAACCTTACTAAAGCTTCTGATAGTGAGCTTGAAACATGGGAAAGATTAGCTTTGCTTGGTGGTTGGCAAGACTGGGAAATAGGAATAAAAGAAGAGACAAAGAAAAATAAACCACAACCTAGAAAAACTAGACAAACAAAAAGAAGAAGTAAAGAAAGAAAAACTACAAACAGATAAACATAAATTATGGCCACACAACTTGGAGAAAATACTAAAGTAACTCTTGACTTGAAGACCATAGGAATGGTAGTAGTTGGCGCTGTGTCTCTCGCTGCAATGTATTTTACATTGAAAAAAGATATAGAACTAGCTAAAGAACTTCCTGAACCTACAATCAGTCGAACTGAATACGATTTGAAAGATCAGCTTATTCGCGAAACAATAATCAATACGCAGGACAAAGTTGAAGAGAATAGTGATAAGTTAGATAAGATTGATGAAAAACTATATGAAATAATCGAAGAAATGTAAAATGAAAACACTTGTTAATTTACTATTAATTTTAATTTCATCAGTAGTTATAGCGCAAGATTATAAGGTAGTACAAATAAACGCTGAGTGGAATAATAAAAATAAGATAGACTTACCTTACAGTATTGAAGGTGCTAAATATAGATACGCTTTACTTGAAAATCAAAGTAAGACATTTCAGAAACAAATATTAGCTGTACCTGTTGTAGTATTGTGGAAGGATAATAAAGTCGTAAGGCAGTGGTCAGCAGACCTAAGCTTTAAGTTGGTACTTACAGCTGAAGAAATAGCTTATGCTATAAGAGAAGATAAGCAGAAAATATATAGAAGAAAAACAAATTAGTTATGGGAAAAATTAGTGGACCCTGCAAGGCTGCAGCAAAAAAGAAGTTTGAAGTATGGCCCAGCGCTTATGCCTCTGGTTGGGGTGTGAGATGTACTAAAGCTGGTGGTCCTGGTAAAATGGGTAAAAAGAAAAAGTAATGGGCAAAGTTAGAAAATTAAATGAAAGCCCATTAGCTCATTGCTACGCTAGTGTGCTTCATAATCCTGAGACTAATAAAATGAGACAAAGAGTTTCGTCTTATGGCATTGGTACTGGTAATGATAAAGCTTTAGCTAATGCTAAGACATTAAGATCTCCATTAAATAAGAAGTCTAAAGTAAAAGGTGGAGGTACTAAGAAAGTTTGTTTACCTGCTGCTAAAGTAAAGTCAATGAGTAAGGCAGAAAAAGATAAAGTTATTAGAGCAAAAAGATCTGCTGCTGGTAAAGGAGATTACAAAAGATCTAGCAAGTCAAACGTAAAAGGTGCTCGTAAAAAAGGAGCAACATTACGTGACTGGTTTGAAAAAGAAAATTGGATTAATGTGGCTACAGGAGAGCCTTGTGGAAAATGATTATGAAATACTTTCAATACGAAGAGTTTGACTCACCTGATATACAGGGCAGTGGACAGATGATGGGGAAGGAAATGTTAAGCAAGCTTGACATGATACGTGAAGAGTACGGTAAACCTATAAGTATCAATTCTGGGTATCGTACAGAAGCACATAACCAAAAAGTTGGTGGGAAACCAGCGTCATCTCATTTAAAAGGTTTAGCTGTAGATATAGCTTGCGATAATAGTGTAGATAGATTTAATCTTATTCAGTTGTTTTTAAAACATGGTATAAATAGAATAGGTGTCGCTAAGAACTTCATACACATAGATATTGATAATGATAAAGTTTCAAATGTTATTTGGACATATTAAATAGGAACAATAAAAAATGGGCGTACCATACCCAACAGTTCCTAATAAAGAAAGGGCCCTCGAAAGAGAGCCCTTTTTTTTATTACCCATCACAAGCAAGACAATCAGGATCCATAGCGCTTGCTGCTATATCTCCTCGTAACACTGACTCAGTCCGCATGTAATACAAAGTCTTAACTCCTTTCTTCCAAGCATCCATATGGACTTGATTAATCCACTTTGGTGAAGCTTCAGAAGGAAAAGCTAAGTTTAAACTAACTGATTGATCAATATACTGCTGACGTATACCAGCTTGATTAACTAGCTCTAATTGGTTTATTTCTTTGAATGTTTTAAATACATCTTTAACCTTATCAAAGCCCGTTAGATCTAACGATTCATGCTCAGATAAACGCACTAGCTTACTGTTAACGTAGCCAAAGTCATCAAGCTCCTTAATATCTTGAACACTTCCACCATCGGCCATGATCTTATCCCATGTTTCTTTAGTATTAATATTAGCTTTACGTAGAACTTTTTCTAGCTCTTTGTTTTTCCTAATGAACGTACCCTTCGCGCTTTGTTCAGTGAAAACATTAGCGGCCCAAGGCTCAATGCCAGGACTAACATTACCGGCAAGCTTACTATTAGACACAGTAGGAGCAACAGCCCTAAGATGAGTGTTACGAAAACCAGTCCCACGACACCAAAGAGGTTCGCCATAAACCTCAGCAAGTGCTCTTGACGCTCGTTCAGATTCAATCTTAATTTGGCTAAATATACGGCGCGTTTCAAATTGGGCTTGCAATCCTTCGAAGGGTATGCCATTCTGTTGAAGGTACGTATGCCAACCAAGGACTCCCAAGCCAAGTGCTCTGCCTTTTTCAGCAGATCGTACAGAGTTTCCAAAACCTTTAAGCCCTTTAGCTTTTTGAATAAATTCTTCCAGAACTCCATCAAGAAACCACGTAGCATCATAGATAAGGTTTGTGTTTTTCCATTCTTCATATTTAGTAACATTTAAACTAGACAGGCAGCAAACAAAGCTATGGCTTTCATCTGTGTGCAATGTAATTTCAGAGCAGATGTTTGTCATATGCACCTTTAAAGCATTGTCTTTGTAAGCTTCTGGATTTGCTTTGTTAGTATTTCCTTTAAACATAATGTACGGTTCGCCAGTTGACTTTCGCTTTCTAAGAAGTTTACTCCATCTATTTCTAGCATCCGCATCTCCTTGTTCAAGCTTTCGCATAAACTTATCACCAACAACTGCGCACTGATGTAGATTAAGCGACTGTCTGTTAACATCTCCTTTAGGCTCTCGTATCTCCAGCCATTCCTCGAAATCGTCATGTTCAATGTTGATATTAACGGACGCAGCTCCTCTTCTGACAGATCCTTGATTGGTAGCGAGGATTGTGCTATCATAGATTTTGCAAAAAGGTACGACTCCATCTGATGTTCCATTGCCTGTAATTTTAGCGCCAGCGGGTCTGATCATATTAATACCAATGCCAACTCCACCGCCGTGCTTTGCGAGTAGCATCATTTCTAAATTTTTACCTCCAATATCATGTATACTATCACCAACATCAATACCGAAACAACTAATAGGTAGACCTCTGTCTGTACCAGTGTTAGATAAAACAGGTGAAGCTAAGTTCAACCAACCTTTCCATATGTAATTAAAAAAAGTATCTGCTAGTTCTGGTTTGTATAATCGTCTAGCTACTGTTGTTGCAACTCGTTGGTAGGCTTCTCTTGGGGTTTCTCCCATATATAAATATCCCCCGGATATAGTCTTCTTGTATACTTCGGTGTCTCCCCAGCTCGGGTAATCAACTCCTTTTTTCCATTCATTATTCCACATCATTTAAAAAATAGCAATGCGTATGCTATCATCACGTTTAAATTAACTATAACTAAGTTCCATTGTTTTGCAACCCAAACTTGCGGTGTGCAAAATAAACCAGCTAAAAAATATATTACTATACCTGGTGTGTCAGGTAATAAATGGGGAGCAGTTACAAAAAAACCAGTCCCCATATACCCTAATCTATTAGCTAATCTTTCCGTCGGTGTCAAACGACGTTCCATCACTAGACTCTTCAGCCACTTTCTTTTTAAGTTCATCGATCGCATTTTCGTAACCATCTAATTGTTTCAATATCTCTTGCTGACCAAACACCATGGTCTTTAAATTATCAAACTCTTTTATTAATACCTGAACAACATTAGTCATTGCAGCCATTCTTTTCTCAAGGTTATCTGTTCTACTCTGTTTTTGTCCCTTCATATAATTCTTTATATAATTCTTGTTCAGTTAATAAACTACCAAATATCCTCGAAGTCCTCACCCTCGTTAGCCTTCGAATAATCCGTTGACCTGATTGCGAAAAAGTCAGTATGAGTATGCCCGCCGGTAAGATGATAGAACCAATCAAGATTACCTGCTGCATTGTCGTCAAACTTAAAATGCGACGCCAAGTTGCTGTAACCAAGTTCAACCAGTTTTTCATTTGTTCTCTTTTTTATAAAGTGTTTTAGATCATTTGCTTTGATGCCTTCTATATCACCCATCTCAAACATCTTATCAATATAATTTGTTTCTAGCTTAACCATAGTTTCAGCAGCTACTATTATATCTTTTTCACACAGATCTTTTAATTGATTATTTTCAGAGCACATATCTCTAAATAGTTTGCAGCCCATACGGCTATGCAGTGACTCATCTCTTACGCTCCATTTCATTTGTTGACCTATACCTTTAAGTAAGTTTCTTAATTGGAAACTATAAAGTACAGCAAATGCAGAGTATAAGCTAACCCCTTCAGCAAAAGCACTAAACACAGCAAGAGACTTAGCGATACCGATAGGATCGGTGCCGCTATAACTAACCAGATTGTCAAACCTTGCAGCAGTTGTAGGCTCGTGGAGAAAAGCTTCGAAATTTTCAAGACCAAGTGTTTCATTTAAATAACTATATGCGACAGCGTGTATTGTTTCTTGCGAACCAAACATCATTGCCATTTGTTGTATCTCATGTTTAGGAAACCACGATACGACCTTCTGGGTCCAGTAATCTGAAACGGCACATTCGGTCTGCGCGAATCCAAGAAGTATGTTTCCAACAAGATTTTTCTCTTTATCATTTAATTTTTCTTTCCAGTCTTTGACATCGCCCTGCATGGGTATTTCGGTATGTAACCAAAAAGCCTGTGCTTGCTTTAACCAACCTTCTGTATAGTACTCAGGGTACTCAAACGGTTTGTACGCTATGCGCTCATCAAATAAACCCATTACTTAAATACTTCATATGCTACATCTACAAACGGTAGATAAAAAACATGAGCAGTTTGATTTGGCTCTGAGTATGTTCTCATACCAAACAATATACCTGGGTATACACCAAACGATAATGACCACGTTTTTTTAACGCCCTTGTCCTCTGTATTTTTTGACATAATTTTTACTTTGTTTATTATTACTAGTTTTTGTTTTTGCTTTAACGCCTGGACGACGTACCTTTGCCTTTTCATTGTAGGCAAATAAATTTAATTTAGCCACTTATATTTATATTATATTTGTCTTGTTGTTCAACTAGATCTTTGTACTTTAAAAAACCACGTTGTTCAATAGACCATTTAGTAAACTTATCTATCTGTCTTTCAGCGTACTTACGCCTTGCTATATCCTTTGATTTTCTAGGATCAGCTGTATTGTTCTGTCGCATTCAGCTTGATTTTGTGGTTTATATAACACAGTGTCTGGAAACTGTTGTGTAACTAATAGCTTGAATAATTTCCATCGCATTGGGAAAGATTCATTAGCTCTACCTTTTGTTTCAATAATAAATCCATCACCAATAAAATCAGGTGTGTATTTAATAGGTAGTATACGCTTAGAACCTCTGTTCTTATAATCACCTTTACCATTTGCTTGACGAGCATAACACTCGTTTGGAAAATGAAAGCCATTCATTAGTACAAATGTTTCACCTTCGTATTTGGCTTTGACTTTTGCTTTTTTCAAAGCCATATACATATATCTCTCAAGGCCTGAAGCAAAGTTGATACCATCATATGATATCTTCTTTGCTTGTACCGGTCCTCTTTTTTTTCGTTTATATTTCTTCCGCACCATAATGTTCTCCATCATTTCCGTTTTGACCAATGATATTCATTCGGCGTAACATAACCTCTTCAACCTCATCAGTTAGACATCGTCGTGCCGCTTCAATATATAGCAACGAATCCATTAATTCTTCTTGAACATCAACTAAGAAACGATCTAAGTCTTTAACTTGACCTTCAATCTCTTCCATCATTGTAGCACCATATTTCTTTTGACCTATGATACTGCGCTCGTCCATCTTCCTTAGTACAGCTTGTACTATCTTATCTTCAGTTTTAATCTGCATCTTTAACAAATGTTCCGTTTACCATAGATCCAGTTCTATTGCTGATCTCATCGTAAGCACTGCTAATACAATGTTCAACATCATACCCACCGAGATGGGAAAGATTGGTGAGTACAACGATACAATCGCCAATAGCATCAACAAACTCAGCTTTATCGTCTTTAAGAATTGCTTTTCCGAGTTCGCCGACTTCTTCCATAAGTTTAACAAACTGCGTTTTAGTATCTCCACTATCATATATACCTCGTTTATCAGCCCAGTCACGAATACTATCAAAGATAGTTGCGTCTATACTTTCAGAACCTGGTTCAGCTAAGAAAGCTTCGTAATAAGCTTTGTTATAAATGTAACATCTCTCGTTGTTATACATAGACGTCTTTGCATTATGTATAATCCATGGTATTGTAGTTGAATTGATTTCGAATTTACCGTGTTGAGTTTTCCAGCTGAGCCCGATGTTATCCATCAGATGCCCTTTGAGTTTATTAGCTGGACACGGAAAGGTTGACGTTTGTTCAGTAGCGTTTATATTCATATTTGATTTAAATAAATTTTTATATAATTTTCTGTCGACCTTATAGCCATAAGACTTTTGAAGTTCTATTTCGCGGTCTGATATAAAATCTATATCGTCTGACTGCTCAAGAACTTCATACTCTCCCTCCTTATAGCCTTGCATAAGGGTTACTCGGGTATTAAGATCACGTGTAACACCTATCTTTTTACCTGGTATGTGGTATAAATAATACATTGGTTTTATATTTTATCGTTATACAAATGTAAGTTGTGTGCGTGATGGTAGTATGTGCCAACAGGCAAATTTAATCTCTCTGCAACCATTTCTTGCAATGATGCAAACTGATACTGATCATTACAGAAACCGTACCAAAGATCATTAGAACGCATATAGACAGACATATACAGTTTGCCTTGTACTATTGTAAACTGTACTGCGTACGTACATGGTGTATCATTACTGTACTTGTGTATTTCTTTGCCGTCATATATACTAATAGCAGCTTGTCTGGTTTCAGGATTTGATCTTAACATGTATATAACTTTTTCATATTGCTCATGTCGTTTCCATTGATAACCATAATTAGAGTTGACCTCGCCGTCTTCATTGGCCATGCGTTTCCATATCGGTGGTATCTTACCGTATAGCTCACCTAGTTTTTTAATTTTAGGATCACCAGATAAATACCATTGCCACTCTGCAGCTGCGTACTCTTCATTCCAGTTACGCTCTTTGTTTGTAATTACTTTGTTTGTTGGGTTCTCTATTGTAAACCCTATATTAAATAAAGCTTTGGTACCTGCAAACTCAACACCATTTGTAATGATTTCGTTGTGCATATACTCATAAGCTTCATTTGCTGTCTCGAAAGTATTTCTCATAATAATATCTATAATATTCATAGATCTTCTCCCATATCATATCTCTAATATAAATATGAGGTGATCGATTTGTTTTACCGTTTACTGTTATATCGATATACCAAGAACCTGGCTCTTTAGCAAATGGTGCTATTGTTATACCGTTGTTTATACACCATCGCATAGCCTTCCAGTCTTCATCTGTAGCTTCATACTTGCCCATACTCCAAGCTGACTTCTTAGCTTGCTTATAAGGAGGCATTATTCCCAGGGCATTTTCTCACCTTCAGCCATACCAGGCAAAACATGAGGAATAAAACGACCTGACTTTGGTTCCCATTTGAAATGAGCTTCAGCTCCGTTCTCACCTAAGTTTTGGAATTTAACTTTAAGTACCTTAGCTTTAACTGTCTTGGCTTCGTAGTCTCTGTGTACTAATATACCATGGTAACTAGCATCATACCATTCACCACCACCTTTAATGTTATACATAGTTGGCTCTTCAATTTTGCCATTACTATCTTTATACATTTTAGTAGGGTGTGCTACAATAAAAACTAACACATCATATTTCTTGCAGAACATTTCTATCTTACTTAGATATTCCATTGTATATCTATTAACATCTTCTGTTTTGCAATCAATATCTCTGATCTTATTAAATGGATCGATTACCAGGCATTTAATACCTTTACGTTTAACAAGCTCAGCACCTTTACGTAGTACTGATTCAAGACTGTACTTATCCATATCAATGAAAAAGTAATTATCATTAACATGCTCAGCAACTTCATTCCATTTACCACCACCGATATCTCCACGTGTAGGCATGTCGCCCCACGTTTTACGCATTAGTTTATGGGCATGTAAATAAGTTGGCGCATTTTCTGGACTAGCAAACGCTGTCTTCCAACCATAGTTCGCGTTATACCCAACGACCATTTGATCGACAAAATCACTCTTGCCGGAACTAGGAATACCAGTAACAGTAATAAACTGACCAGTGTAAGTTGAAAAGATATCATCAAAATTCTGAAGGCCGATTTGGAAACCGGGCTTGAAACCATTTTTAACGAAGTCAGTAACTTCATCTTCAATGTCTTTGAAAGTTGTGACGTTTTCAAGGGGTACTGGTCTTGCCTTTGTAATACGCTCTGCCAGCTTTTCTTTTCCATACTTTAATAAATATTCATTAGCATCTTTACAATCTTCAAACGTTACTAAGAAACATACTTCAGCTCCGAGCCTACGAATAAACTCTTGCTGTAGCATTTGACCAGCTTCATCTTGATCAACAGCTAAGATTATTTTTTCTTTGTCTTCAAAATAATCAATACAGTTGTCTAGATAATCTAGATTATTGTTAGTTAATGTTGCACCGTTTGGTACTGATATAGAATTCTTAATGCCAGCTTCGTGTAAAGCTAACACGTCCATTTCACCTTCAGTAATTATACAAGTATCGTAACCTACAATACTATTGATATTGTAAAATACTTTTTCAGCTCCTTTATAAAGCTTAAAGTTTTTACGACCATCTCTGTATTTAACATTAATAAGTTGATCACCCATTAAATAATTAAACTGAATTGTGTTCTCTTTATTGCCAGTCTGTGGCATATACTCAGAGCCCTCACCGACCCGAAGATCGGTAAGAGTTTCATGAGATATACCGCGTGACTCAAACCAGTCGACTACTTTACTTTGTAATAACTTTTCGACGTATTGTTCAGGCCGCACATAATCTTTTTCACTAGCACCTTTACGTTGGTAAGTGTGTAGTTGAAAAGACGTACTACAGTTGTGACAAGTTCCGAGACCCCGTTCCCAATCATAAGAAGCACATTGTGCTTTCTGATTCTTAGGTTGTCTATCGTGAGAACACAAAGGGCAAACGCCCTGAGTCTTTCCTTCTTTTAGACCATATTGATTGAACTCATCAATCAAGAATCCATTGATCTCTGTTGTCTGCATTTAATTTAATTTAATTTATTACCAATCTTCTAAACACTTAGGACATATGTCGCAGTAGTCGTGATCTTCCTGCGACATATTCTCATTACATATTTCACAAAGTGGCATTAGAAGGGCAGGTCATCATTAGCTGCTGGAATTGACGCAGCTTGTTGTACAGGTGCAGCCCCACCATCTCGCTGAGCAGCAGCTACATTGTCTCCGTTTGTCCATACTACTTTTACATTACCTAAATAAACTTTATCAACTTTAGCTTCACGTTCTTCTTTAGTTTGCTGTACGATTACAGGACCTTGATTTCCAAACTGATCTGCTTCATCATTGATTGTAATAGTAATAGGTAGGTATTTACCTTTCTTACCTGGAATAATTTTATCCTTAGGAATTTTAGTAAGGTCAATACTTGTTGCTATAATACTTGCCATTATGCGTAGTTATTAATTTGATTAAACATGCGCTGCAACTGATCTTTAGTAGCGTTGCTATTGCGTCGTAGATTATCTACTGCTTTAACATGGTTTTGATTAGCGTAAAAATTGTTTACACTTGTTTCAACTCCTGTTACTGTACAAACTTTAGTTTGATTTTTTCTAGCTCGTGCCATATTAATTGGTTTAAAGGGTTTCGTTAATAAAAAATTGTGAAGGATCAAAACCTTCTTGTTGATAAAATAATTGATATTGTTCTACTGCTCTCTTAACTTTGTCAGCACCACGCTGTAAAAATTCAGGTGAGCAATCAAACATCCCAATTTGATGTGTTGTTTTATCTATTGCAATAAACAACATCTCGTAACCAAATAACTTTTGGTATATATAAGCTTGACTGTCATAATTATATTTAGATGCTGACCATCTAAACTTGTTAAGATCTGCTGTAGTCTTCAAATCAATGATAAGTTTTTCATCGTGATTCAATATATCAGCTTTACCTTTCCATAATTCATTTTCAATCTCACCAATACCAGGTGTCTCGTAATCGCAGTTACCTCTTATAAGACCTTCGCAAACATCGTTTGATAAAATCTTATCTGTCATCAGTTCGATCATGTCAACTTCAGACTGTAGCAACAGCATTTCTCCACCTGATATTTCTTTATATGCTTTAGTATTTCTACTTGTTGATTCAACTATTTTAAAGTTTTTTAATTTATCAGGTTCAAGTATAGCAGTGTGAAAATAACCACCAATTAAAAACGCCGGTGATTGTTTTAACTTTTTACCTAAAGCTAAAGGGTTACTTAAAAGAGTTGATATGTCAGAGTTGCTAAGATACTTCTTGCCAAAATCACCGTAGTAATCTTCATCGTTTCTTAGCTTATCGATTATCTTATCCTCGTTCATAATTCTTAAGTTCTGCTATAGCTTTAACAGACACATCGTACTTAGAGTTGATAGCTTTAATTGAGCCACCAGCTTTGATATAATCAACTGCTTTCTTAAAAGCATCAGTACCTGTATCAAGCTTCTGTTTAGATTTACTTACGGTCTTTCCGTGAGTATTAGACGCATCTGAGTCTTGCGTATCGTCTATTAGGAATAAATTACCTAATGCATATTTCTTCCCATAACTTGAAGCTGAACCAAACTGCTGTGGAGTTTGCATACCTTTCTGATTTAGATCAACGCCTACTAATGCTGTTGCATTAATACTGTTATCACCATCAGATATTGTAGCTTTACTTTCTACAATAGGCATTGGTTCAGTTGAAATGATTGTCTCATCAATCTTAACTGATACTCCTAACTCTAATAGATAGGGTTTAGTTGCTTCAAGAATGTCTTCGGCTGATCGGAAGTTGTATTTGCCGAATGAGTTAAACCTACTTTTTTTCGATTTAAACTTAGTCTGGATAGTAGCCAGCTTTTCATTTAGTTTCATAGGTATATTGGTATTTACTTATTAATATAATTACACATAAAAATATAGTTTTACACAAGTAACTTACAGATAGTCAATCACTTGTGAGTGATCAACGTTGTCAATTAATTTCTGTACCGCTTGCTTTTTTAGCTCGCTTACACGAACATAATTACTAACTCCATCTATATTTAATTTAGCTGCGATTTGCTTAGCTGAATGTTTATCGCAGTCAAGTCCGTAGCTTAATCGTAACACCTCATATTCTTTGTTACTAAGATGTTTTAACAATAAGCTTTTCAAATAACTATTTAACAAAGCTATGTTGTATGGCTCTGATCTGTCTGCTATTTGATGTATCATTTGCTCACCTTCATCATTAGTAGGTTGAGCATCTATTGATAAAAACACAGAGTTGAAAAACATTTCAACCATTTTTTTATCTTTAGGGTTGTTACGTATTTCGTTTATCTTATGCTCTGGAATACGTATATCACCTCTGTGCATATCAATTCGTCTACGTATAGCACCTTTAACACGTTTACTAAAAAATGATTTTAAAGTTTTTTCAATATCTTCAGACTCATTTAGTTTTTCCCATGTTAATTTATCAACAGCTTTAATTAAACCTTCAGCTCCAATTTGAATTAAGTCATTAATACTTAATACACCTGAAGCTTGTTGAGTTGTTGAAAACTTACGTGCTAAATTTTCTACAAGAGGAAGAAACTTTACAACTAGTTCTTCTCTTGAATAGCTATCGTAAGACGCTTGTACAGGCATAGACTTTTTAACATCTTCTTTATACCTTATGTAGTTCTGTACATTGTACTTTTTCATACTGTTTCTTCTATAATTCCTACGGCTTCTGATATAATTAATATAGTAGCGGCTAGCCAAATATTAAAAGGTATAAGACAATAGCCTGCTACTCTTATAACACTCTTTGTCATACTAGCCCAAAAGTGTTTATCTGCATCTGGATATTTCATAATTGTGAGTTTAAAAGTTCTTTTTCTTTCTTTAATTCTTGTGTCATACTTCTGTGAATAGTTCTAGTTGAACAGTTATGATACTTTGCTAATTTACTTATTGTTATCTTTTCTTGTGTTTCGTTTATTGATAACATAGCATCGTATATATCATCTGGCGTTACACCTTTTGATCTACCTATAATTTGACCAACTATACTTAGTTTTTCTGTAACAGATAATTTACAATTATCTTTAAATATAACTTTTCTTAGTTTGTTTCTTGGAGGTTGTTCAAGATCAAACATGCTAACATCATAAATTATATTTTTAAACAACTGTTCTGAAACAGAAAATGTTACAAATCCATTGTCTTTGTTTACTATATGCGTCGCAATAAATTCAAACTTATCTTGATCTAACTGCGGGTTTAAATACCATATAACAAGCAAATGCCACTTAAGAGATTTGTATGTAGTAATTTTAGCTTTAGTTCTAAATAGTTCATAACATTCATGAGTGCCATTTAGATAAACATCACCCCAGTCATACACTTGATCTGGCTTATCGTTTATAGTACCTCTTCTATAGACGATGCGGTGTTTATTTAACAAACTTAAATTTCTATCTTGTGACATTAGCCTATTACTAGTTATTATTAGGGGCTGTTGTCACAGTCCCTTCTGGTTTTAAAGTACATATAATAATATGTTCTTTTAAAAATTCTTCTTGTTCTCTTAATTTATTAAACAATTCTTTAGTTTTTCCCATTTTTTTTAGGTTTTTGCTTAACTTTTTTTAATGATTTAACCTTATGCGCTAAATTCATATAGTTTGTTGACATCATGTGGTCGTATAATAATTTGCTCATTTTTATTTGCTATTTTATATTTATCTTGTTCATAATAATTCCAATACGCTGTTACACTGTCGCCTTCAACTTTATATTCATCAGGCATACATTGTGGTGGTTCTGTAAATACTACAGATTCAATACCATCAGGACAAAAGCGTAATGCATCTTTGCATTTATCTATTGACATATGTACTTTGCCATAGCGTTTTGTGTACTCTTGCCCTAATGCTATCATGTGCTCATATAGCCAATAATAGTTTGGCTTACTCTGTCTAGCCCATATTGTAGACGGATGGTTCAGGTGTGCTTGTTTATAAGGCACATCGTCAGAATTACCGTAAACATGGTGAGCCGTACAGAGTATTTGAGCGGATTCCAGTATCATTTTAACCTTGTGCTTGTCGTAAAAATGACTAGCAGCTTTATAAGGATCTTTGTCTAGATAAAATATATTCATTCGTATAATTTATCTAGTAAGATATTTGCTACCTCTTCGCTTATCATGTTTTGAGCGTATAGCTTCCAAATAAGTTTGCTCATCTTTAATTTGTTTTTTTATTATATTAAAATATCTATCTGCCAAAGAATCACTCATAGTTACGTAATGTTTTATACAACGGATGTCTGTAACTACCAGCTTTAGTACGCTCGAAGTACGTAAATGTAGCTACTTTACCAATGTAATCGTGAATGTTATCTAGTATGTAACGACGATCAGAGTAGTTGTAACCTTTACCGATTGGACAACCGAACTCGTTACCATCATCATCTACCATAAAAAACTTACCGATAAGACCTGTAAACTTACCTTTACCAGCTTCATAGCCAATAATAGTAGCTTCGGTGTCACTGAAGTCTTTGAATTTTTGTAAATTGTAGCTACGTTTTTGCTCGTACGGACCGTTTAGTCTTAATATAGAACCTTCGTAACCTTGTTTTAAAAAGCCATCGTAGTGTACGTTAGCAGCTTCTTCATACTTGCTAACACCAAGGGTTAAAACATGTATAACCGAGTCTGACCATAGATTTTTACTTGACAACAGCCAGTTAAGTCTGTCTTCGTAACTAGGACCTTCAGCTATCATATCGTATACGTGGTATTGTATTAGTCTGTGCGCGTTTAGACGATCCTCGTCAGTCGGTTTTTGTTTTCTGACCAATGATATGATTTGTTCGAAATCGTCTCTTAGATCGTGATTATACAACTCACCATCAAGCACTACGTCAGGATTATGCAAGAAAAATCCTTTCAAAGCATTTGTAATATGCCTAACGTTTTTAAATTCTTTACCTGTTCGTGAGTAAGCTTTTACACTGAAGGATGCTAAGTTCTCTTGACCAGGAAAGTCTGATACTCTTTTAATTAGACAGCGCACACCGTCGAGTTTAGGTTGTATAAAAACCTTCTCTGAGAAATCAATTCTGTTCTCACTTACTTTATGCGCTAGCATTGGTTTTATCATAATTTTTTAAGTATTTTTTCTAATTTAGTTATTTTGTTTTGTATAATAGCAGCTTTTTCATACTCTTCTGACTCTTCATATTGTGACAGTAGGGTCATAAGTCTTGCTACTTCAGCTATAATCATTTGCTCATCTGTTGCAGATGGCATAGACGAAACTTCAAAGTTTTCTGAATTAAATAGTTTTTCAACTATAGCGTCAGCTACTTTTTCAGCTACGTAATCTAGTTCTTTTTTAGTCATTATATCTAGTTTCATTGTTAGCGAAATCAGTGTACTCATAATCAGACATATAACGTGATATTACTTTAGCAGGCGTTAGTACAAATACATTTTCACTGTTGTAATTGTCATAACAACTGATCCATATATCTTTTTTACCTGACCAAATAATATAAGTATATTGGTGATCTATCGCATCTGGTAATGGATATAAGTAGCAACTGTCATAGTACATGTCATGAACTAGCTTCGCTGCCATCGCACTACCGTCTTGTCTGCCGTTAGTATGCACCCAATTAGCTATTTGTACGCCCTGAAACTCAGGATAACCATCATGGTGTAAGTACATATTTACATAGCTATTGTCAGTAAAGTTACTAGGATTAGCTGCAAAGCCTTCCTTGTGCTTTTCCGCGTGCTCGCGATCAACAACCATTGTTAAGTTTCTTGTTGCCATATTATTTAAATTTAGCTGCGACGTCATAGATTTCTATCTTGTCTTCACTGTCTAGCCCTGCTGTTTGATCAGCGTATTGGCGTAGTACATAGTGAACAAAGATCGCGTCGCCTTCTGTTAGTTTAATTGTCTTCATAATCCTGATTTTTTTAAAAAGTAATTGTATACTTCTGGTGTATGTTTCTTGTAATAAGGTTGTTCTTGTGCAACCCAACGTTTAAGACTTTGCTTGTCCATAAATGGAGCACACCTATCAAACATAGGTTCTATATCGTCAATGAAGTCACCGACTGTCCAACCTTCCCATATATGTTTATCTCTATCCATCATGGTAGTGTCTGTCTAAAATTTGTTGAATATCATCTTCGTAATCTACGATAACTCTACCTAGCTCTAAAAAATGATTTAAAGCTTTTATTTCGTAATTGCTTAGATCGTTTACTTCACGATCTTCGATTGCGTTTAAACAATCTTGCATGTCGTTTACCGTGTTTTCAAACCGGCAATAACTCATGTTAGGCATAATAATTAATTTAAAATTAGTGGACGTACAAGAATCGAACTTGTATTAACCATTACGTCCTTTGTTGCTAGTCTAGCAAAGTCATATATGCTTCAGGGTTTGCCACTCTAAACCAGTCAAGACCTCTCCTGTGATCTTTCATTAACCTTTCTGATCTGTAACCTGTACGTTCAAGCGTCATAGTTAAACCCATAATTAAGTCATACATTGCAACTTCATTAGGCGATAACAACTCTGATTGACCTGAAAACGGGTTAGTTACCGTTTCCCATTTTGTATATTTAGCTCCGTCATACCATTTAGGTAGAGGCTTTTGTTCTGTATTATTATTCTTCCCACTCATATCCGTCATCAATTAGCTTTTCAATTAGTTCTTGTTTTTTATCATTGTAGTACTCTTCGTATACATCTTGTACAACTTCTTCAAAATTGTAGTTTTCATCTTCAAGTTCTTGAAAGTAAATAGTTAAACCATCTGTCATAGCGTCAGACATTTTTTCAAGCCAATCACTTTCATAATAGTATACGTCTTCATTAATTGATATATTTCTATCGTCATCTGTTGCTATCCACACCTCATAACCATCAGATGTTGTCTCTGTGTAAAACAGCATGTCAGGATTTTTAGCCCAACCATTTGTTATTTCAAAGTCAAAATGGTTTTTAGTACGCTCAAGCATAATAGCAAAGCTAGTATCTTCAGGGGTAGTAACGTTATCCTCTGACAGCAATTGCTGCACGAGCTTTTCGTCTAGTTTTAATTTATTATCTGTCATAGTTGTTCCATTTAAAATAGTTTTTTAGTATGTACTTTAGAATATAGTTTAGTCTAGATTCTTCATTATATATCATCATACGTCGCCGGCTTTTGCACTGGTAAAATTCACCGTTGTGCATAACTACCTTATAATCAACGTCATACGTCTTGTTTATTTGGTACAATGTGTGAGTGTTTCTATCAATTCTTACGTAACCGCTTTTGTAAGAGTAAAATCTCACTGGTTTTCTACGTATTTTAAACGGAGCTTCAAAAGCTCTTGTACCATTAGCCTTCTGCCGCGAAGTCGTAATCTCGTTGATACCCAAGTATTTCATCAACGTAAGTGTGTTTTCCATAATCCTTTTCTATTAATGTTGCTATATAATTCCATGCATCGAATTCTCTTAGTTGAGAATCTAATGTAGTTTGTAATTGCTCTTCGTCAAATACACTTGACACCTTGCCTTCTAGTCGAAGTCTGGTTTGAGCCATATCGATAGATAACTGATGCATATTTGCAAAAGCTTTATCGTGTGCTTGTAATTTAGTTGTATCAGTCATTGTCATCAAATATATGCTCGCACCACATTAGTTCAAATCCGTCTTTGTCTGTATATGTATCGTTAGAAAATATATGGAGCATGCGAACATCATCCAATGTTAAGCTAGAAACAAAGATAGTTTTGTCTAGTTTAATAAATAAACTGCGCACTGATGCAGAGTATTTACGGTCATTAGACTCAAGCTTTGCTCTAACCTCTGGTTTAAGCCGTTGTTTAAGTGTTTTAATTTTAGTCATAATCGTATATATTATCCATTAGATAATGAATTTTGTTTGTAATATAGTGGACGTGGCAGGAATCGAACCTGCGTTTGCGAATAGTGTACTTTCGAACTTTGTTCGCGCTAACCATTTCACGCCCATTTAGACCTGCGGTGTCATCTCCTCCCTGAGTACACACCGCGACAGTCTATTTACGTCGCCAAGCTCTGTGCACACTCGCTGATACTTCTTGGCTGACGATTTGAATAGTATTGCCTGTCTTGTGCTCGATGATTGGTACATAGCTGTAAGTTTGAGTGGTTGAACACTCAACACAAGTTTTGTAACCTAAGTCTATTCGCACTGGGTGCACAGTATTTCCGCATCTACAATACATATTTGTTGTTTATTATATTATCCAGTAGTTGTTTCGTTTTGTTTGTAATCACCTATGTTTAGTCTTCTAAATTCAGGTAGTTCTATAGCCATTTTTTCAATAGCTAAATCCATTACATAACTATGTAACTCGTTGAAATCATCACCGTCAACGGGTTGATCTGATATCTGCCATTCGACAGTGTCATACATTATTTCTTTACAGTGATCTGCAACGCCCTGCGCTATAAGATCTAGTTCTTTCGTTTTACTCATGATTTTGCTATTTGTTTTAGTTGTTCGACTGTATATTTACTACCTGTTTCGCGCCACATCTTGTGATGGGTGAACTTTCTAGCTTTTGGAAAACTAGATTTCTGACCATGTTTGATTGAATTCCACTCTTTGTCAGTTAGTCCACCACATTCACCGTGATGCGCGAACTTGCGTCTATGCTCCGCAGCTCGAATCTTCTTTTGCTCTTCAACATAGTTGAGCAGTTCTTTCATAGTTTTAACTACCATGGCAGTTCAGTTACTTCAACGTAAGTTAAACCTTTGTAGTTAAACCAGTTTGATTTACCTTCTTGATCGCGAGACTTATTGTATATAAAGCCAAATGAGTTAGGAAGATCGCCAACATTGTAGCCTTTGTATTCAACATCGCCTAGTTTAGCTAAATGAGTATCGTATTTTTTATAGAATTTAATTGTTTGCATAGTTTGTTATTTATTATATTATCCAAAAGATATTGTAATTTGTTTGTAAATTGCTCATAACTGTTCTATTATTTTATCTTCCACTTGCTCGAGTAAGTCGAGGTATAGTTCTCGCATATCACTCTCGTCGTGCCATTCACACTCGTCTGCAATGAACTTGTATATTTCAAGTGCAGTACCTGCCCAACCATTTGCGTCTTGGTAATCGGCATAGTAATCAACGGTAGCATCATTGAAATAAAATTTATATTTATCCATAGTAATGGTTTTAATGTTTAATTATTATCCATGAAGATAGTTCTGAGTTAAATCTATCGTAGTATTCACGCTCAATAGCTTCAATTTCAGCTTTAGTTATTTTAGCAATAACCTTACGTTTACTAATGCTTCTAGCTCTTTGGTATTTGTATAGATCTTTCTTCATATTAATCGCCTTTATATTCACCCATTGAGTTATAAAATTCTTTCGCTGCTTTATTTGTTTGTTCGCGACGAGCTTCATACTTATCTCGATTGTCAATGTACTCATCAATTTGAGTTATCATGTCTTGTTCGAGTTCTGTTGAGAATGATTGAACGTGGTATGGATGTTGGTTAAAAGCTTCGCATGAATAACCACTTGCTTTTTTACCATTGTGAGTAGTCCACTCGCTGTAGTTATATTTTATATCTCTGTATTGCATGATTATTTTATATTATTATCCATTAGTTGTTGTAATTTGTTTGTAAGTTCTTCACGTCTAGTTTTAGACTGTGGAGTGATATTGAAATTAGCTTCAAACTCATTTATTAACTGTAGTTCATTGTATATTTTATCTATAGTCATAGCGAATTAGTTTGAGTATGATTCATCTCTTAATCTTTCTAGTTCAGTTATTTCTTTGTACACTTGACGGTATTGAACCCATCTGTCATTGTCTTGAAGAAAATCTAGTTTGTTATATAGTTTTTGTATTTTATTAGTAATAGTCATAATTGTAATTTTAAAAAGTTAGTAGTAGTCACAGTGAGAATCGAACTCACATTAACCATTGTGACTTGTATCTGTTCAACATTATTTATACTCGTGATGTACACATTTCAACGCGCGAGTTTTAGTTTGTTCAATGAAGAGGTTAATTAAATAACCTCAGCATTTTGTAGAACTTTTGGAATTGAAGTTGATGAAGTATAAGAGTTATATTTTAACCAACAGTTCAAGTGTTCAAGGTTTGAAGACATAAGTTGAAAAGCTTTGTCGTGATTATATTTGAATGTTTTGCCATTTTTAAATGTGACTTCAATGATAGAGTTTTGACCTATTAGAGATTTGCGAATGACGAAGCGTTTTGATTGAATTGAATTTTGCATAGTTATATTATTTAAGTATTAGTATTTGTTTATTATATTATCCAGTTTGAGTTTTGTTTTGTTTGTAAGTGTATATTTATTTAGTGTATAAAAATTAGTTAGAAGTATTACACTACACTTCATTATGTGTATTAATAGTGTTAATCATATTAAGTAATTCATTTGAAGTAAACATAGTTAGATAGTTCATAGTGATTATTGTTATTGTGTTACATATATATTATCCACAATGAGTACTGTTTTGTCTGTAAAGTATTAGAAATTAGTTAGTACATGTCGAGAAAAAGTCAAACAGTTGGGCGTAATATACTGATAATCAAGGGTATATACGTAAAAACCTAGAGAAAAAGGGGGACCCGGTGAAATAAAAATCGTTTTTGTAACGTATTGATTGTCAATAACATAGGGGGTAACACTATACTCCAATATATCTAACGTCATTTTTAGTGACACTAGCCTTATAAGTAGTATAGTAACAGGCTAATGTCACACTATACACCTTGTATTGTAAAACAATAGTGAAACCTGTAAGTATATAACCTATAAACGAATTATAAAGAAACTATGGCGATTATATACTCTTACCCACTAAAAACTACGGTCAAAAACAGTGACCAGTTCGTAATAAGCGTAGCGCCTACTAGTGGTGTAGGAGCTTTAGAAACGAACTCTATAACATTCGAAACGCTAAAGGACAGTATATTAACTGGTCAAACATCAGGAACAGTTAAAAGCGTTACTGCAACATCACCATTAACAGGTGGAACAATAACAGATACAGGTAGCATCGGAATAACACAAGCTTCAAGCTCTGCTGATGGTTACTTATCTTCAACTGATTGGACAACATTTAACAACAAACAAAGCACTAGTGAAAAAGGGCAAGCTAATGGCTATGCTCCATTAAACTCTTCAACTAAAGTAGACGTACAATACATACCAGATGCTTTAGTAGGTGCGGTAGTTTACAAAGGCACGTGGAACGCAGGCACAAACACACCTGCTTTACCTTCACCCGCTCCAGCTAATCAAGGTTTCTATTATGTAGTTAGTGCTCCTGGTACTTATTTAGGTATTACATATGGTATTGGTGATTGGGCTATATCAAATGGCACTGCATGGGAAAAGGTTGACAATACACAAAGTGTAACTTCAGTAAATGGATTAACTGGCGCTGTGTCATTAACAACTTCAAATATAAATGAAGGTACAAACCTATACTACACAGAAGCTAGAGTAAGTGCAAATACAAATGTATCTGCAAACACAGCGAAAGTATCTTTCCCAGGTTTCGGTACTACAGCAGGTACAGCACTAGAAGGTGATACAGTTATCCCAACTGCATATACAAACGCAGATGTTGATAATCATTTAAACACATCGACTGCATCAGCAACTCAAGTACTTTCTTGGGACGGCTCCGATTACGACTGGGTTACACAATCAGGTGGCGCATCCGGAGTTACGCAAGTAAATTCGGGCGTTGGTCTAACTGGTGGTCCAATTGTAAACACCGGAACTATATCGCTAGACACGGCTGGTATTGGTGCTGGCACTTATGGTAGTCAGTCAAACAATGTTAAGATAGATAATATAACTGTAGATGCTTACGGTAGAATAACAGCATTATCAACTGGAGCTACTGGAGCTGGTGATGGCACCATGAGCTCTTGGAGTATTCAAGACAACGCTGGAACAACAACTTCTATAACTGAAGCTGAAGTTTTAAAGTTTGCAGCAGGTACAGGTATCACATCAACATTAACTTCTGTTTCACCTGCTGTATTAACTTTAGAAAATACAGGTGTAACATCAATTGTAGCTGGATCAGGTATATCTATTGATCAAGGCACTGGAACTGTTACAGTAACTGCAACTGGAGGTGGAGGCGGCGTAACGTTCGATTACACTGACTCTGGTACAAACTTAGTAATAGGCGAAAGCTTAACTTATACAACACAACAAGGCAATGTTGGTTTAGGAGAGGGTGTTTTAGAAAACCAGACAGGATCAAGTTTTAATACAGCTATAGGTTATCAATCTTTACAGCACTCAGTATCTGGA